TTAGAGTCTTTTTCGCAAAGGTGCACGGGGGATCTCTGGCTTCATTTCTTTTAACAGATCTTTTTTCTCTCTCCCTGCGATATAAGAAAAAATCTTATCAGAGTCAGAACGCTGTCTGAGTATATCGTCGTCCATTCGGATACCATTTCGAATAAACCATTTCACTCTCTCTATGCCGGTGTAGATACCAATATGTTCATCATGATAACAATTATAAAACTGAACATGACTGATATCGGTATATTTTTTCAGGGAGGTAAAGAAGGACTTCATGTTTTTGACATATAATGCGAAGGAACAGTGTTCAGCGATAAGGATATTACGCCCTTTTTCATGAAGCAAAGCAATTAGAGGCAAAGCCTCAGTTGAAACATGTTTAAATAAAACTGGCGTGCTGTCTATTCTATCAACATGGCGTTTGAGGGCATTAATACTGAAATCATATATCCACCACTCGTCGTCAGTCGGAAGCTCCAGCACCGCTTTGCCATTATAATCTCTGTGGTTTATGTCACACCCTTTATTTACCCAGTAATCAAAAATGTTATGATCGTGGAGGTTGTAAAGAAGCGTTTGTCCTTCGTTATCAGTGCTGTGGATATCAACGCCCGCGTTAATGAGGAGTTCCGCACAATCTATATCGTAGTGCTGCCAGTGAAGACAGGACTGGCCTTTATTATTTTTGTGGTGAACGTTAATACCTGATTTTATCAATAGCCCCAGTGCCCGTGGGCTTTTTCTGCTAAACAGGGCATTATTACCATAACAATCTGTATGGTTCAGCTCTATGCCTGCTTCAATCATGGCTTTTAAAGCCCCGATACTGTCGCAACCGAAAAGGGCGTTTTCACCGCCTTCATTTAGTGTGTTAATGTCAATGCCTGTAGCAATGCAATTCTGGACGTCTTTTTTAGATTTGCTGTCAAATAAATTATCTTCTATATAGTTACTCATGGGGGTTCTCCTTTTTTAAGCGGCCATTTTGTGCCAGGTATTATTGTTGTATTCATATTCTTTTATCTTAACGATCTCGTCATAGATCCGTGAAAAGGAAAACCATGAGATCTCTTTCACTTCTCTTTTTTTGTTTGTGTAAATGATATTGCAGCCACGAAAAGAAAATGACTGATAAAAAGCGTCGTTATTCTCCTCTTTAAGGAAGCGAATAAAGGATTTTATGGTCTCTTTTTTGTCCATGCCATAAGAGAAAAAGGTATGGATAGCAAATATGGTCAAAATGTTTCTTTCCGTCACCATATGTCTGGAAAAATAATTAAGATAAAAAACATGATCTTCAATGCTGTTTTTACAGAATACTGAGAAGTGAGGGTTATACAGACGGTAGAGATCTGTATTCTTTTTTGTTTTAGAGAGGTAACTTGTCAGGGTTGAGTGGTTTTGTTTTTTCATTTTTATTCTCCTTTATTGTTTTTTATGAAATGAATATATATTATCAAATAAATAAAAATCAAATTTATATTTAATAATAAAAAATAAGCAAGCGTTTTCTTTTTATTTAATTAATTTAATTCGATGTTTTATATAGGAAATATGATGTTTATCAAAAAGTGCTATTTTTATTTATCATTAATAAACTTTCTTGTTTGTGGGGGGGCATGATTGTCAGGAGCAGAGACTGAAAAATATCAGGTGTTAATAGGAGTATAAATTGAGGTATATGCTAATTAGAGAGCAGGGCAGCATTTTTCGAAATTTTATATGGCGGGAAGGTTTTTCAGTAACAGTGTTCCATCAATAAAAAATTGCTTCAACTCTATCCATAGTGTGATTGTTAGAGTGAGGAGAAAAATTGGGTCATATCATCTCAGTTATTCTGTGCTCAGGTATAACCGTTAATTCGAATCAAACTATTGTTCATAGGTGTACCAATAAAGTTAAGAAATTCATATCTGAGAAAACATTTACGACCTGCTTTCTCCGCTGCTCTGATCGATAGTTGATTTTCAGGGATAATCATTCCTATCAAAAGGAAGGTATTTTCGGCATGCTGGCAAAGAGTCTACTCTCTTAGTCGCGTGTCCAATATTCGTAGGTAGGATCAGTCTCAGCCCGGAACAGTTTGAAAACCAGAACATCGCTTAGGGTCGCGTACACATTATGTGGGTAGGTTCAGAGCACCTACTGGCTCGAAAGAAAAGTGGCGATCCTCACGTGATTTTCGCTTAATATTCGTAACCAGTAAGCGCATACCCTGAATCACTTCAAAGTCTAATTCTCAGGGTGCGAATGACCCTATCTCGCTCACAGCAGACCTTCAGCTCACTAAGCTTGTCCGCTCAGTGCCTACAGCGGACGTTACTAACGAAACTGTGAGTTAAAAACTGGAGCAGGTCACCTCCATCCCGCGAAGTGGCATTCACAAATGCCCTCATGGACGGTACTTCTAATCTGATGTGAGCATTTTCGTGGATTTTTTCGAGCCACTCCAACGAATGATCACATTCAGTTTCGGGCACTAAAACGCCATAAATCCGCAATTTGATGAGTAGCGACCAGCCAATTGGCTAAAAAACAGCTTTAATTCCCTTTTTCAAGCGGGTTCCTTGTAGCACGTCTGGTGCATCCAATTCATTTCAGTTACCCTGATGCCATACCGGCACGGGCTAGCCCCTCTTAATTGGCGGTGGTTTGTTACCCTTGCTCGCTGTCGGGTCTTTGTAAGTTGTAATTCCTAAATTAGCATAATCTTATTATAAGGCGTCTTACTATGTACACTTTATCTGTTTCAAAAAAGGAAGTTGGAAGAGCTGGGGATAGATTAGTTTCTCAGTTTGGTACAGGTGAAAAATATAAAGAGGAAGATGTACAAATTCTTCATGAGTGGAGGATGTTGCATTTATACCCTTTAAGTAAAATACAGTTTTATATGGAAAGAGAGGCTATTTCCTTAAACAAAAATGCGTTACTATCCTCTAGAATTAAGAGGATGCCTTCCATTGTTACTAAACTTTCTAGATTTCCTGACATGAAGCTAAATAAGATGCAGGATCTTGGTGGGTGCCGGGCTATTTTAAATAATCTAGATCAAGTGTATGATTTAGTTAATAAAATAAAATCATCTAAATTCTCACATGAACTAGTTAGAATGGATGATTACATGATAGACGTGAAAGATTCCGGTTATAGAAGCTTTCACATGGTCTATTCATTCCAAAATAAAAAATTTCCATCTTTAAATGGATTACGCATTGAAATGCAAATAAGAACAGCTATTCAACATAGCTGGGCTACAGCAGTTGAAATGGTTGGTTTGTTTCGAAAGGAATCATTGAAATCTGGTTTTGGTGATGCAAGATGGCTTAGGTTTTTTGAATTGGTATCAGAGCTTTTTTATAAAGTTGAATATGAAAAAGAACCATCTGGGAGTTATATAAAAATATCAGAAGAATTAAGCCATTTATCCGTCGAGTTGAATGTTTTCGATATTTTAGCTGCTTATAATGCCGTAGTTAGCCATATTGAAGGTAGCAAAGAATATGATAAAGGACTTTGCATAATTGTTGTTGACACCGTAAAGCGGAATATAAATATAAAGAGCTTCGAAAATCACAATCATGCAAAGGCGGCAGAAGCTTATGTCGAGTCTGAAAAATACTGCGCGGAAAATAAAGGCTGTGAAGTAGCTATGGTTTCTGTTAGTTCAATTAGTGAATTAAAAAATGCATATCCTGCTTATTTTTTAGATACGAAAACTTTTTTAAATTATCTCAGCAGGTATGTTTTTATAAAATAAATACTATTCTCTGGAGTGGTCTAAACTCTACTAACTTAGTTTTTTTTAGACCACTTCTGACCACAATGGCCTGTAAGGATCTGATGATAGTCAACGTAAAAAAACAAAGCCGGCCGGTGGTGGCTATTCTAAAGTTATTCAATCAAATTCATGGAGGTTTAAGTGAATTATTTGTCCCTGGTCGGTATAGTGGCGACAGCTTGTTGCGAGAATTTGGCTATTGCACTGCATGTCAGAGCTCAGCGAAATTCTTGTTGATTATTAACAACGCACATCTTAACTTAGCCCAAGACGGATATTACAACTTTGCTTGTAAAGAATTCTGTCAAAGTTACATTCAAATTTAGTTGAGTTTTTTATAGAAAAGTACTATCCATCATGCGTTGAGTACGAAATTTTGTTTGACGGAATTAGCCGTTATCAATATGAAGAATGGCTGTATAGAAAGTATGATCCGAAATACAAGCCTTTTATAGATTTGACACCGCGGGGTGATCAGCCACCAACTCCTCAGCTGAGCAATTTCAAACTGTCTGGTCATGACTATTTCACCGGCAATCGGGTAGAGCAAGAAGCCGATCTGGGCGATGGTCTTTTTGTTGACTTTACAATAGGGCTGCAGAGATACAGAGACGAAGAGGGCAATGTAGATTGGTACGAACCTAAATAGGCTGGCGAAAGTCCAGCCTACACTCTTTTCATTAAACAGTTGATGTTCGGGAAAACTTCTTTTTTTGCTTTTTCACACCTTTGTTTTTTACTATTTCCCGCGCCCTTTTCTGAAGGTCTACACCTGATGGATAGAGCGCGTTGAGAATGTGCTCAGTCAACCGGTACGCATCAAAGAGATCACTTTGAGTTAAACCTGATGTTGCGTGACTCCCTTCATTACCCAGCCATTTAACGGCAAATAAAAGCTCATTTAACTTTTCAAATATTTTCTTTCTATGTGCAGCTATGGCAATTCGCTCGTGCAGAGATATGAGGCGCCGCTCGCGCTTGGCCTTACCTTTCGGCTTAACTAGTTTGTATTTTGGAATATTGTATTCAGACAAAAGGTTTTCTATCGCCGCTCTTACCTTGTTTGCTGCTGACCCAGGCGAAAGTAGTGTCAGTGAAAATGCCTCTTGTAAATTTTCACATACTTCGGATGGGCATTCTGTGGGGATATCTATATACTGTAGGGTTGGTATGAATACTTTGGGTGTGTAATAGCTAAAGTATTCCTGTATCTGCTCGCCGCGTTCATTTACGGCAATATCCATCTCAACATGACCTGTGCCAGAGCAGACAACAACTTCCTCGCATTCATGATTTTCGCAAACCAGAACCGATGTAAAAACCTCTTTAATCAATTCTGTTTCAAAGCCGAGAAATTCAATAATGCTATGTGATTCACCGGTCACCCTTGCGTTAAATGTTTCTTTATCGAGTTTCAGACTGCTTCTTCCGCAACCTGGGCACGGGTATATAACGTAGTCATTAAGTTTGAAAGGTTTACCAAATGAAAACTTATCCATTTCTTTCTCGCTGATTCCTCTATGAATGGTCGCGAATGAGTTTACCACATCCAAACTGAGGGTTTGCCCCCTTCAGGTGAGTCAATGGTCGAGTGCGGGACACCATCAGGCGAGTTTGTGCGACAAAACTATCTAAAAAAGGTGTATTCAAGTAAATCTAGTCGGATGTCATCAGATATCGATCGCACATTTTGAATTTCCACTGCTTTAGTAGTCATTTTTTAGCTAATTTGGACTGACTTCCGCTCCTCGCTCATAGCAGACATCGGTGTCTCCAGAACTGCCTGCTCTGTGTCAAAAACGGACGTACTAACTTTACACTGAGTCAATCAACGGGGAGCAGGTCAATCCTGCTGTAAGACCGCTATAAATTCCAGTCTACGCGGTCTGATAAAACCTTGCCCTCCTAATGCGGAAAGCTGCCACAATGGTTTGCCACCCACCTCACCAACCGTTTCCAGCGTGCACCCCATTTTGTCAAGCAAGAGGGTTAATGCTTTTGAGTCGGGTTCCAGTAAACGCTCCACCTGACTGTGCCCCATATAAGACCACTCGCCATTGATTTCTTTAAAATAGAGGAATGGGCTACATTCCTTTTGCACTTTCACAAGACGGTTGAAGTAGTTTCGGTACGCATTATCGCCAGAAATGAACAATAGATTATCCAAAGGGCCATTGACGCCTCTGCGCGCAAAGATGGCTCGAATTAATGTAGAGGAATTGCCACGCGAGGGATTTAAAAACCCGCCCTGCGACAGTCCCTTTTCGCCCGGTTTCAGGGATTTATAACGCTTCTGTATGTCCCTGAATGGATAGTTTTCACCGACGGTAAATGTCATTGCACTTCTCCTGAAAAACAACTACGTAAAAGATAATTAACGACCAAAATGTTGAAAACTTTATTCAGTAGCAGAAAAAATCGCGATTTCGCACTGTCTTTAGTTTGTTGGGAATTGCAAGCATTCCTGTAATCCATACCATTCGCTTTTAGATAATTTCCGGAGCCCCTCCAAGACCAACGTCCGCTCCTCGCTCAGAGCGGACCTTCTGCCCAGTGAGCTAGCCCGCTACGTGCCAAGTGCGGACATTGTTCACATCTACCTGCATAATCTGCGGGGGAGCAGACCTGGGGGAGGGGTTATGATGCGCTTATGTGTGAAGCGCTGGAGATGGTGAATGCACTGAGTCGGATGACGCAATTGGGGATACCGTGCAGCGTTCGAATCACATGACAGGTGTGCCAACAGTAGCCATCCCGCCGACCAACTTCTATGATATATACGTCAGGGCAGGCCAGCGGAAAGAAATCAACCGTCTCAAAATTCTTAAGGATGTAATCGACCGCAATCTGTGTCCCGATCAGGCTGCGGAAATTGAGCGATATGAATCGACTCAGGCTCCTACAGGATGTCATCGATCACAAGCCGCGTCCTGGCAAGGTTTCCTAAATGCTCGGTATCCCGCCGTACCCCTGCAGCCGTCTGCAGAAACGTTATCGCCCGTCCGGGCCGCTTGGTATGAACAATCTCTGGTGTCACTTTTCCTGACATAACTCAGGTCATAGATAGTTAATGATTAATAAAAGTAGTATTATGTATTTAATTTGTAATGATTTTTAATGGCTAATATAATAAATTTAGCAGAAATGTAACTTCCGTATATATGTAAATCATCGTCTTTATTCGAATCGCAAAGATCTACGACGGTCTTTGCACAAATACATAATGGTTTATTGATGGATAACTCAGTAGCACGATGGATTGCAAATATCTCCATATCCAAGCCACCTGATTTACGATGATGATTTTGTATGTTTGTTAACAACTCTTTAGATGCTACTACAGCTGAACCACTAGTAAAAATGGAGAAAATAGGTGGAGTTGGTTCATCAGGTTTAGTCGCACTATAACCTTCTTCAAGTTCTTTAAGAAAATCATCTTGGTCGATCATTATGCTTAAATTTGTCAATGTATTCTGATCGGTGGATACTTGGTAAGGCTCTTGCTTAAAGCCATCATCAGTCCATTTACCAGACTGGTATTCGTATGCCATTTTTGAAACAAGTAATTGGCCCAGTTTAACATTATCTGTAAAACCACCACAAATCCCACTCATTGCTACAATTGATGGCTTATAACGATCAATACAAGCCCCTGCGATGATAGCTGCATTAACAAGTCCCATGGATGGCAGAAGGACGACTGAACCTTTTTTCTCTCCGATATCAATGTCATAGAAATCAATTCCCCGTCTATTACATTTTTTACCATTAATCATGGTAATATAAGGAGTTCGCTCTTCTTTTAATGCACAAAAAATCAAAAAGTCGAGAGTTGTATTTTTATTTAGTTGAATCAGTAAATGCTCAAGTGTCGACTTCCACCCTTTTTTGTTAGAATAAGTAGAAAGAATACAACCATGTGATTCGTAGAAATCTCTGAGCTTTGGGAATTCATCTGGAAATGAACTGATAGCTAATAAAAGAGATTCTTGTTTACTAGATTTCTTGATAGTCTCTAATATCGTTAATCCATTAAATTGCGCTTCACCACCGTCAATATTAGGTAGTTTTAAATCAATTATGAATAATCCAATATCATGATGTAGATTTGTAGTGAAGTCGGTCATGCTCTTGGCTATAATAATATCACTATCAACTATATTTTTTGATAGTAGAAAACTCTTGATATCATCTCTTTTGTTTTTATTATCTTCAATTAGCATTATTTTCATGCATGTTTTCTCAGTATAGATGTTATCTTTTGCAAAGTAGGTTGAGATTTATAAGTATATAAAACGGCACCAATTATATCTTGATTATATTTTTCTTTGACAACACTTATTGATTTTTGCAACTTCACTTTAACGCCGCCAATGTAAAAATCAGGATATTGGGTGATAATTATTATTTTTGTTGTTTTCTTACGCGATTTTAATGCTCTCAAAACTTCTATTCCACCTTGAGCTTGGTCATGTCCTTTTTTCTTATCTCCTGAGTTATCGCTAAAAGTAGATAAGGCCATATCTAAAATAATCAAATCGAAATCATTGTCAATAACAGCCAAAACCGCATCATTCACGCAATCGACTATTTGTGGTTCAATTCCGTAAACTGTTTTAACACATTGTATTAACTCATCTCTTTTATGTACTTCATCCTCAACCAAAAGTATTTTCATGCAATTGCTCCTGAAGTGACTGCATTTTCTTCTGTAGCTATTTCTGCGTGGATCGAAAACCCTAAGGTCAGCTGCGAATTATCATTATCAAAACGAAATCTCATAGTCTGTTTGCCTTCGTTAGCTCTGGTAATGAATTTTATCTTTTTAATTCCAGAATAACCTTCCGTAACCATATCTGTACTATCTTCTTCTGCACTAATTGCTTCTTCAATTCTTAGTTTAGATTCTTCAAAGTTATGTTTTGCTACTTTTGATGTGATATCTACAGATACAGACTCTAATACTGATTCTAAGTCTATTTTTAGCACAGAGACATCAATATGTATTACACTATTCTCCTCTCCATGTGTATGCGCGTTTTGTAATAGTACGGCGAGACAGTCATACAATCGATGAACACTTATACCTGTGTATTTGTTGTCTATTGCTTCACCATTAAACTCTACATTATTATTTCTATTTAGATCAATTAGAATTATTTGACATAAATCTTTAATTGAAGCTGAGATGAATCCAGTATCAGGAACTTGGAACCAATCAGAAACTTTGATAAATACTTCGTTTACCGCTTCGTGTAGCTCAGCTACAATCTGCGTCTCCCCAATGCTGTGATTTTGGAAGTGTTTATCGATAGAATCCTTTGCTTGTTGTAATAGTGTTGTCCTAATAAACCTTGCGGCATTTTCAAGTTGAGGTGTTATTTGCTTCCAGCAAAACGCAATGATGAGCTCATTTAGCAATTCACTTCTACCGGTTGAACGAAGAGTGTTTGTTAAGAGGCGAATATTTTCACTGGTCGCGGAATCATCAGTGTCAATCGATGCGTTAAATAAGGAATTACTAGACTTAAATTGAAGGTGTTCACGCCTGAGTTTATCAACAATAGCTTTATAAGATGCAAGCCAGGATTCAACTATCCTTTGCATCTGTTGATTTGCAAGTACTATTCTATGTTCAGGTTTCCGAAGTACCGCATCTACAGTATCTGTTGTTACACCATCTAGAGTATTATGTCTAATTCGTCTGCCGAGGTAAGACTGAATACCAAATTCGTTATTAAGGCAAAATTGTTCAAAAGCGTCTTTTGCAATTTGAGGTATAAGATAGTCACCACTATTTACTAGCTGTATATATAATATATCTGATTCATTTTCATTATCACTTTGCGCAGTTGATATAATAGCCTCTGAGCGACTGAATAGTGAACGATATTGTTCTGTGGACATCGTAGGGTTACTGTCTAACCAATTTTTCATCGATACGCTATCAACATAAATTCTACTACTATCAAAATATTTTTGAAGCTTCGATACCTTTTCTCTTGTATTTATTGATTCTGCTTCTATTATGTACTCGATTTGATTTAATTTTTTTCCAACCGACATTAAAATCTCACGTCGTATCGAAGAGGCTTCTGAAGCATTAGATACAAGGCCGTACATTTTCTCCAGAGTGACTTCATCTAGTGATACAACTATATAGCTGGCTATTGCAGGGCTGCTTTCAAGTAAATCAGAAATAAATTTTACGATAGAGCCACTAAATTTTTCTTTAACGTATGATATAAAATCTGTTCTAAAGTCAAAGTCAGTATCAGGGTCTGCTGATTTTTTCCTATATAATGCAAGTGTCAGTACAGTCACTAAGCTTTTATTGTCTTCCGATGATGTTAACAGAAGCGTCTGCATTTCATCTTCGGTCAGCAATGTATCTAGCCTCAAAGTATTTTCAAAAATAAACTTTATATTCTCTCCTGTTAATGATAACAGGTTATTTCTATTTCTAAGAATATTTAAAAATAAGTAGGTTCTATAGAATGTATCCTGCTTTATTTCTAATTTCTCATTAGTGCTTATACCATCGTTAGCTAATAATAATCTTTTTTCATCTTCGAATTCTGCAGTTGAGTGGCTGTGTTTGATTTCTATTTCATTTAATAATCTGGCCCCTATAACCTTATCAATTTTGTTTCTATATCTTGCTAGATCTTTACGTTCTAAAAATGCGGAAGAGTTTCTATATAAATCTAATGAATAATCTCCCTCGTCGTTAAGAGAACGGTAATAATCAGTCACTATTTCATTATTTTTAAGTTCGGAGGTGTATAACAATAAATTATGGATTCCAGATATTAGTTTAGAGTTAAGTCTTTTTTCTAATTCAAACTTAGCTTCTTTAAATTCATCATCCAAATTAAAAAGCACGACTAGCGAGTATATAGCATCAATTAGAGCTGATTCAGAGGCTCTTAACAAGAACTCCGCTAAGTCATCGATAGATAATGGTGTAGGTATAAAGTTATTAAGCGATATAGCCTTTCTTATATTCCCATCTACTCTTCCAATTAGTGCGCTTACTCTTCTTCTGGCAACAACAAATAAGGATATTCTTGAATTCAAGTTTTCTAATGCGCTGAAATGAAATCCAGGTCTATCTTTATGTCCGAATTCATCTTCAATTTTTGTGACTATCTTTTGATCATTTGATGTTAGATCACGTGAGCTTATGAGATAAGCTAGTTTGTATGATAAGAAATTAGATGCTCCATATTCTTCGCTATACTTTAATATCAATCTAAGAGCCGTGTCTGTTTCTAATTGCTCTAAATATGATAGCGATTTGATAACTTCCAGATGTCTTAATGAAACATCTTCAAATGAATTTATAAAACCAGATAGGTAGCTTAGCTCTTCTCTCCATGATAATGGTTTAGGTGTAATCATAGTGTAAAGTTCACTACTCGTTGGCTTTTCACTTATTTTTAGTAACCCATCTCTTCCCTTTATTACTGCTCCTATTATCATGCAATCAGAAAGATTATTATCTTTTCTAATTTTCTGGATTTCAAACTTATTAATTCTTGATTTATTCAAATATCCCCTCAATAAATTTCTTTTGTTTTTATTTTTAACTTTAGATAATGTATTTAGCAACTTTAAGCTATTTTCTGACTTTGATTGCCATTTGGTATAGTCCATTTTGTTTCAGTCCTATAAAATTTATAAAAAATTAGCCCATGAAATTTATAACCATCGGAGTTATTGAAATCATAAAGCCAAGGCATGATATGATAGCGAACGATAGCCTGAAACATTTCCCATAACTCCATAGTGAGCGCATGGTTTTATTGAGGTTTTCATTATTGTGGTCAGAGGTGAAAATTTTCATTTCTTCATTATCATAATTATCCTCTGCTTTTCTCAAGGCTTTCTCTGCATTTTTTATAAGAAATGACACCCTTGAGTCAAGTTTATGAAAAATAAAGGTTATAAATATAATAAATATACCCAAGGCAGATGTCAGATAAATTAGATTGCCTCCTTGCTGTAAGCATATTCCACTACCTGCTATCAAAAGACTTATTATCGTAATATAGAAATTAAATACCGTCATTCTTTGTTGAGAGTGTAGTTCAAAATATTTCCAAGCATGCTCTTGCATCATATTAACCTATGTCTCTTCAGATTTACTATCTATCAAGGTTATCTTTTTTCAACGAAAAACCACCTTCGCCAACCTATAAGGATCATGTAAGATATTCATTCTTCTTCTAAAATGCTACCGCCCTCAGGAATCCTTAACCTGACAAATCTTCTTATGCTTCTACATATCCTACATAGTTCAACAACATCTTCAATATTTTTCGCTGCTCTGATTGTGCAATTCATCCTGCTACAGAGGATTCGGAGACAGAGTGTGACCAGTGCTTCTGACACTCAATCTCAATGTCCGTTTTTTCGCTCACAGCGGACCTTCAGCTCAGTTAGCTTGAACGCTCCGTGCCAAAGTCGACCTTTCTATAGTAATCTGTCACAAAACATTGGGCGCAGTTCAATGGATATGTGCTTACTGGGTCTGGCTGTTCTTTTCTAACCGAAGGGCTGAAAAGCAAGGGGAACTCGGAGAAGCAAGCGCAGCGGCTTCGTAGAGTTAGCCCTTGCTTCATTTCGTATAATAATAAAAAATCGTAGTGGACGATGTTATTATATAAATACATACAGCTTCGTTTGCATTTATTTTAAAGCTTCTATTGCAGTTCAGGAGAAGCTTCGAGTCCATTGCTTCGGTAGCTTAAAGGAAGCTAAATGAAAAAGCTGTTTAAATGCTTCGCTTACAATGATTTTAAAAGTTTCTCTTATAGTGCAGGAGAAACACCAAATTCATCGCTTCGGTAGCTCAAAGGAAGCTAAATGAAAAGGTTGTTTAAATGCTTCACTTGCATTGATTTTAAAGGTTTCTCTTGCAGAGCGGGTAGGGCTTCTAATATATATCTTCGATTGTGCAAGTGAAGCCCTGAAATACACTTTTTCAGATCAATATTATAATGAGCTATAACAGTGAATGGTAAGTATGTAGGTGTGAGATTATTATCGGACATAAAATTTTCTTAGTTCTTTTTTTCTAAAATTGATTACCTGTAAGTGAAAGATTAATTTTGTTTAACAGGGTTGTGATGAATTATATTTTCATTTAATTGTAAGTAACGAGGGGAGTGGTGTGGATTTTATTTTTAAAAAATACAATGGTATAGCCAGATTTAGCATTAATTATAAAAATAAATTATTCACAGTCATTGACATTATTTAAAAATGATTTATTAATAATATATGTCATCAATAGTTTTTGCTGATATGAATCCTGTACTATGTACAGTTTGTTATTTGCCCCACGTTTGGGGATATTGGAAAGGCTACTCATTAGTAGCCTTTCGTCCATTCAGGCAGCAAAAATTTTAAGCTGTTGCGCCTGGACATAATCTCCCCACCACTGCATGAGAGCTACTCGTTCGGTAATATATTCCGCCCGATTATATGCAGCGATAATTTCGTCTTTTTTTGAGTGGGCAAGGGCCGCTTCAAGTGCATCTGTCCTGAATTTTCCTGACTCTTCCGCTGCCGTTCTTGCAATAGATCGCATTCCATGGGCAACAAGTTCACCTCCAAAACCCATACGGATAATTGCTGCGTTGGCTGTTTGTTCATGCATATGGTTTAAGGGAGCCTTTATGCTGGTAAATACCCACTCGCGGTGCCCACTGATTGATTCCATAGATTTAAGTATCCGAAGAGATTCTTTGCTTAATGGAACCTTATGAGGTTTTTTCATCTTCATAAATTCAGCCGGGATGTTCCACATGCTGTTATCCATATCTATATCAGACCATCTTGCGCGGACAGCTTCACCGGGGCGAACCCATGTGAGAAGTTGCCATTCAATCAGTAGTCTTGTTTCTAAACGGACAGATGCATTGTTCAGTGCTGCCAGAAAACGAGGGAGTTCAGAGGGGGGCAAGGCAGGCATATTCTGTTTTTTAGGCTTACTGAAACGTTGGCCCAGATTATCTGCGGGGTTAAATTCAATCAGCTCTTCTGTAGCCGCCCAACGGAAGATTTCATTCAACCTGGAAATAAGCCGTCGCAAAGTTTCCAGTACTCCTCGTTGTTCAATTGGATCAAGATGCTGTTTCAAGAGCTTTGGACGGATCTCATTGATTGGCACATTACCCAGACCGGGGAAAATATTTCGTTCAAGGCTTCGCCAGATGTCTTCCGCATGGTCCTGTGAGATGCCAGAGGTCTTTATCTTCTCATCCAGCCATTTTCTCGCTACGGCTTGTAAGGTGTGTTCTGTGGCATTCTTTAATGCATTAGCTTTATCGTTGTTATGGACTTGAGGGTCCGTTCCATTCGCAAGCAAGCAGAGGTATTCATCACGTAAGGCTCTTGCTCTTGCCAAGGTAAGGTGAGGGTATGTCCCAAGGCTCATCTTGGTTCTTTTCTTGCTCACTGGCACTGAATACCTGAAATACCAGTTCTTTTTCCCACCTGTTGAGAGGGGGGAGATTCGTAGAATTAAGCCATCTCCGTCAAACAAGTTGATTTCTTTGCCTGCTGGTTTGGTGTTCTTGATTTCAGTGTCGGTGAGTTTTTTAGCGAGTTTTGCCATTTTGGGACCCTCGATTTTTGGACCCCTTTGCGTTGGGTCCCATTCAGGGTGCCATAATTTGTAGTTCTCAGCAATTCTCACTAGACGTCAATGGACATAAAAAAGCCCGCAGAGCTTGTGCTGTGCGGGCTTAGTAGACTTTACTGAACTTCAGTACATCAATGTTTGGTGGAGCTGGCGGGAGTTGAACCCGTGTCCGAAAACAATATAACTCATTGGATATAAATAGATTTTTTTTCACAATATCGCTCAAGTGCATTTTACGTGCATATTACTGTCTCTGTAACGTCCTGATTCTGTCCAACATTTTGCAATATTTGCCGCCCTACAGAGCTGCTGTAATGGCAGTTTTACCGTCATATTCAGCAAGGTAAGATCCGTAATGGCGGAACAACATTTCTGGCCCCTTATGGCCCATTTGCCCGGCTAGCCAGAACAGGTTTACGCCCATGCTGATATGCCGGGTGGCGAAAGTGTGACGCGTCTGGTACGGATTCCTGTAACGAACACCGGCTTTCTTGAGGGTTGGCACCCAGGCTTTTTTGCGTATTGCGTCGGCGTTCGCCCAGGGCTCACCCGTTTTTGGGTCGCTGAAAATGAACTCGCTTTTCATGAAAGTGAATATCTTCTGGGCTTGCAGTGCAACCAGTGCATCACTGTTCAACTCCACTTTACGCGTACCAGCCTTTGTCTTGGTTCCTTTAAGTACACCAACGACGCTGGCCGCCTGTACGTGAGCTGTGTTTTCTATAAAGTCGATATCAGACCAGCTCAATGCGCACAACTCAGAGCTGCGTAAACCAGTGTTAAATGCGAAGCGGAACAGATTCTCCCACTCCTGATATTTACAGTGCTGATAAATAGCGCTGGTCTCCGATGGCGAGAATGGATCAACCTCGTAATCGTCGGAGTTCGGACAACTATCAATCACATGGTACCGGCTGGCGCTGACCAGCGTAACCGGGTTAATCGTCAACAGTCCATCAGTAACGGCCTCATCGATAGCGCTTCGCAGAAATGAAAGGTTATTCCTGATCGTCTTAAGCTTTGTTTTCCGACTGGCTATCCAGTTTTTTAGCACTGCAGGAGTCAGCTCTGAAACATGAAGTTTATGCAGGGCTGACAGTGCCGAAAGGCATTTTTCATAACCACCAATAGTGGACGGCGACAGATTGCGGTTTTCGCAGATTTTCAGATACTCGTCCAGATAGGACTTAATATTTTTGGTTTTCTTCACAACACCGAACAGCGTCAGCTTTTTGGAGTTGGGAAAGTATTTCGGATAGTCGAATGTGCCGCTGACAATCTGATTTTGTATCTCCCCCAGCAGCCGCTCAGCATACTTCACACCGCGCGCGTTCGTTTCCATTTTGGAAAGAGGCTCCCGGCAGAGAACCCCTTTGTACGTGAATGTAATCACCAGGGTATCACCAGTTTTATGCTGGCGAATGGTTACTCCTCTTGGGAGAGATAATGATCCTTGTTCTTTCTTGCCCACTTTGAAACCTCCGTTAAGTCAATCCAGCGTTCTTTAACGCCATCGACTTTTAATACATGGACACCCTCTTTCCATAACCCTCTTTGTATCCGTTTGTTAACGGCATCAACCGTTTCCCCTGCATCCCGGCAATAGGTCGAAAGTGGTACACAGTCAAGATTCATGGCTGCTCTCCCGCCCAAAAGCCTGGGCATTTTCCAGTTCATTGGCAGCATAAATCAGAGCATTGTGGTGAGCCCTGAAACCGCCATCGAGTTCGCGCGCAGCTCTTTCACGCAAAATGTCGATCGCAGGCTGATAATCTGTTTGCTGACAGCGACGGGCAAGCAGTTCGCGGTAAGCGTTTGATTGAGGATTATTGCCATGGGCCATACTCTCCAGATCTTTGTCTGAGAAAGTATTCGATGATTGTTCAGCGTTCAGCCCGGTGTGTTTAACAATGCTCATAGCTAACCTCAGTGATTCATCAAAACTAATTTCAGTTGTTTGGCCGAAAAATACGGCCACCAGCTGAAAGCTATAAAGTATGCAAAAAACTGTCAGAGAAGCCCCTTTGGCTTGATAGCCTGTAGTTCATTGACCTCTTTTACATAGCGGTTATGCATGGATTCCCATTTGTCGTACCACGTTTGTACTTCTCGCTTATGCTTCAGGATGCGGCGCAGCCTACGGACGCAACGCTGGTGGGCGTGCAAATACTTTTGCGTTGTTTCTCCCTGTTGCCACATTTCAACGCCGTTACGTTCGATCCTTTCTTCCGGATGCCGTTGTTTAAAACCTGACATACCAAATGCCTGAGTAGTCATAAAATAAGCGAGGTAGCGGATCGCCGTATCGCGAGTAAAACATTTTTTAATGCGGCCATGCCGGGTGGCAACGAATAACGGACCAGCAGGGGTCTCATACGTTTTGATCGCCTGGTCAATTGCAGAATTAGTGCGGTTATTTTTCATTTTCTGTCCTTTAATTTGCTATATCGTTCGTGACTCATTACTGCCCAGTTCTGGCCCCCGTCGCGGGACAACAGCCGCCAGCGCAGATTAACCTTGAGGCTCAGATGGCCGGTCTTGTGCATACGGCGGGGATGTATTCTCCCGGCCCGGTATTGGCGGAGAATGTGAACCGCCTGTCCATGAACCCATTCAGGAATTCTTATTGCAGTCATTGCCACCCGATACCTCCTGTATCCGTAACTCCATTTCACGCGCCATCTCAATAAAAGTGTCTAAAGCGCAAATATGTTCCTCTTCGAGTAACCGGCGGTCGCATTTAACTTTCCCGTTCTCGATATAAAGAACAATACGGCCAGTAAAGTTGGGAAGCACATGCAGATCCACGTTCAATACTGGGCGGGGAATCTGTACACCCTGATAGAGCATTGTTTGTTGGTTAGTCATTGCCGGTCTCCGCATTAACTGGTTTCTGTTTTTTAACGAACTCAACCAGCTCAGAAATAAGTTCGTCGATTAACTCCTTCCCGCTTTCTGTGAGGAATCCACCGCTGCTATTTACATCAACAGAGCTGCTGTAAATTCCCTTGATAGCTTTTACGCCTTCGACATTTCCATACTCACTGATAGCGAGCCTTTCGAATTTTCGTAATAATCCATCCAGAAGAATCTCTGTTAACTCGACCGTGTTAATGCTGCCTTTAGGCAAGCGAATAATAAGGCAGGTGCTACCCGTTTTTCTGTGATGGCGGATTAATGCAGCCTTTAATATCCGACGGCGATAGATACTTATCATATTATCCATTCCGTCTCTTCTCTTCAGCATTCATCCATGTGGAAATCTGGCAGGATAATTCATAGCACAGCCCAACCAGTGACTCTTTTTGATCATCATCCATAGACTTAAAGTGCGTATACATTAAATCCAGAAGCTGATACATGTTATCGGCGGTGTTGACCGCCGTTTCGATAGTGCTGTTTTTAGTTAGCATTTAATGCCTCCTGTTCCAGAGACAAGATAAAACTGCTTACAGGTACAGATAAATCATAGGCCAGTTCAAAAATAGCTTTAGCTTCAATTGGTTCCAGCTCTTCACCAGAAAATGCAGCAACCTTAAGCAGAGCAAATAATTTATATCCAGCGAGACTCGCGCTCTGTAATTCAGATTCTTTTTTCATGTTATCTCCCGTATGCTTTACGCAGATAGATTGACGCAATTACTTCCTGACCGTTTGCCGCAAACAACAGCGCTAATTTATATGCTGCATGGTCTTTGATGAATGACATAGACTTTCAATCCTGTTTTCAGGTTGTGTATGGTCCCACCAGCCATGGTGTGTTATTTTTAGTTGGTAAAAATGGTGTTCTATTTTTTAAGTATTACGTTTCTTGATTCTTCTGTGGCTTCACTGATATCTGAGAATGAATCAACAAGAATGAAATAGTCTCCGATTTTTTTGTAAAGTGCATACTGCCATTCATCATCAAATGATGTGACCAGAATGTGCTTAGCATCATCAAAATGGCCGTCGTCACATTTAAATTTTTTGCGGAACTCTTTCATTTTTCCCTGACCTTTTTGCTGAGCTGTTCAATATACTCATATGCGGTTTCATTTGTTTTCTGCATTGAACGGATTAAGCATGCGATTGCATTATCAGCTTCTGGTGGTAATTCGTTGATGCGATAAATAACCTCAAGAAGTGATGTATTCTCACAGATATCAGCCGCAACGCTTTCAAGCATATTAACAGGGGTCATCATTTGAGCTTCTCCAGTGTTAATTCATGAGCCGCGGTTGCATAATTGCAGACAAATGCGAGAAGAATGTCGCTAATTTCACGATATTCGTCATCATCAACCGCCGATAACAAGCTAGCAGTCTCGACGATCGAGGATATATTCTTGAAGGCATCACAAGGGTGGATGGACAACCCATTAAATGTTTTTATCTTCTGAGACATTTTCTATCACCTTGGACTCGATTCGATAGAATGATGATAGATAATGCTATCGTTGTTTGCAATAGATAATGCTATTATAACTGCTATTAAATTTTATGTCTTTGATAATAAAATAAAAAAACTATTGATGATTGTGTTTATAGCATTTGGATGGAAAGGTGCTTCATTTTGGGAGTACTCCACCTATGCTGGAAATAATGGGGGCTTGAGAGCAAAATGGACTTTGATGAGCCGAGATGCTGCGGATTTCGAGAAGATAGGGTCCTGGTGCCGATAGGGAATTGCCCATCTGACGGGCTGGCGGTGACTACTGTATAGCGCCGCAAAAAAAAACCGGCTCACTGGCCGGTTAAGATTTATTCAGTTTTTTGCATGAAGTTTGATTATCATTTGCATTTCATCTACCCATGCTTCCTATACGCCTGCGGCATGCTGCCGATCACCTTTCCAAAAATGAAGATTTTGTTCATCTCTTCCTTCTCAATCGGGTCCCAAGGTAAATAGGTATGGTTATCTGAGATAACTAAGAGTTTATCTTTCATCTTTTGCAAACGCTTTACATGCGATGTGTCGTCGTAGATGAAAGCGTAAATACCGTCGCCGTCAAACTGCTGAACGCTGATATCGACGAAAAGTAAATCGCCAGGCTCAATTGTTCCAGACATACTATCACCGCGTACGTTTATGATGCGTATCTGCTCCTGTTTCCGGCCATTAAACATTTGACGCGCATCTTCAACTGAATATTCCACAGAGCGCAAGACCTCCACGAATTCACTGTTGATTATTCCTGGGCCAGCGCTCACTGTGAGATCGAGCACGTCGACTCTGAAGATGTTAGGAGTTTTTTTGTTAGCAATAGAGGAGGTCGGTTGTTGGTCGTCGCTCCTCATCGGCCCCGTACCTTTTGATAGCCACTCCGAACGAACCCCCAAGGCATTAGCTATTTCAACAATTTTTGTTGTTCCTCTGGCGTTGCCAGATGATATTCGCCATATGGTTGGCTGTGCCATATGTGCTGCTTTAGCTAATTGGCCTTGACTCATACCCATTTCATGCATTGCGTAGTTAAGTCTGTCAGCTAGCGTCTTAAGTGTACTCTCTTGCATATTTATAGCCTCCGCTATCACATTCTAGTCAAGCATGATAAACAAGTCTATTGCTCATTCCAATAGGTATTGCTATTATTTGTTGATAGCAATTAATGGGGTGAGTTAAAAAAATGAAATCAGCAATTGAAAGAGCTATCGATTCTGCTGGCGGAGTAAATGCCTTAGCTCGCGCTATAGGTGTAAAGCAACCGTCTGTTTCTCGCTGGAGGAAGGTTGGTGTTGTTGGGTTAGAGCACGTTCCTGATGTGTCGGCTTTAACTGGAATTCCCGCCCATGAATTGAGGCCTGATAAACCGAAACTATTTCCACATCCTGACTCAGAGGTGTGACATGTCACACCCAATTACTACCAATGATCAGGCTAAGGCATTGGATATCGATTATCTCGATCCATGCGGCCCGACTTTGCCTAGCGCTGGATGGAGCTTCGAGTTTCAGATTTTCAGGAGGGTTTCAGAATGAGCCTGCTTTTTAATTTCCGCCCACTGGTTATTAACCCTGAATTAGCGGTGCGCATCGGTCTTAACGAAGCAATAGTGTTGCAGCAGGTTAACTACTGGATCAACGACAAAGATCAGGGTGTAGATTATGGCGGCCTTCGCTGGGTGTTTAACACTTATGAATCCTGGGCAAAGCAGTTCCCGTTCTGGTCTGAAGACACCGTTAAACGTGCTTTCACCTCGTTGGTTAAGCAGGGCTGCCTGTATGCAAAGCAACTTAACAAATCTCAGCATGATCGTACCAATTTTTACACCATTAACCCTGATTCACCCCTTCTTCAGGAAGAAGAACATCTGCCCTCATCGAACGGTGCAAATTGCCCTGATCGAGAGATGCAGATTGCCCTGATGGATGAGGGCAAAAACGCCCGATCTCCTATGGTTACTACAACAAAGACTACAACAGATATTAAATCTATTGGCACACCGGCTAAAGCCGATGAGCCGTTACCCAATGCAAAGCAGGATTATTCACCTGATTTTGAAACAGCCTGGCAGGTATACCCTAAACGCGCTGGTGGTAATCCCAAAGCATCAGCTTACAAAGCATGGAAAGCACGGCTGAAAGAGGGGGTTAGGCCAGATGACATGCTGGAAGGCGTAAAGCGTTATGCAGCATACGTCCGCGCAACAGGCAATACTGGCACTCAATACGTCAAGCAGGCAGTAACGTTCTTTGGTCCCGATCGCCATTTCGAAGAGTCCTGGCAGACGCCGTCCGCTCCGGGAGGTGGGCGTCCTGGAATGCTGCCGGTATCCGGGTTTAGTGAACAGGACTATGGCAAAACAGACTGCAACTGGTAACTCAGGAGATTTTGAATGTTGAACATCAAACAGCGTGAAGAAAGAGATAATTTGCTGGCTAAGCGTGACGCATTAACCGAAGAACTTGAGTTTGCAGTGGAGCATAAAAAACCATGGCGGTGGAGCAGCTGGGATGCTGGCGAGATCACCACGGTCTCATGTGACATTCACGGAGATTACAAACGCATGGCGCTGATCGGCAAAGCCCTTCGCGGCGCTGAAAATATCGTTTACTCGTCCTGTCCGAAGTGCGTCAGGGATCAGATTGCCCTGACCGAAGCCGCGCTGCGGGAGCTGCGTGTGAGTGACCTGCTGGACAATGCCGGTATTGCGCGCCGCTTCGAAGCCTGTGAATTTGATAACTACCAGGCCGTGAATCAGGATGCTGCTCAAAACCTGTCTGTATGCCAACGTTACGCCGCCAGTTGGCCGGATCGCCTCAACGCCGGAACCGGTCTCGTTATGACGGGTAACTGCGGTACAGGTAAGAACCACCTGGCTGTCTCAATGGCAAAGAATATTATTCGCGCTCACCAGGCCAGGGTGGAAATTACTGACGTTATGCGCCTTACCCGCTCTGTAAAACGCACATGGCGGCACAACGCCGAGAGCACTGAAGAAGAGGTCATTGAATATTTCACAACGCTGGATCTGCTGATCATCGATGAGGTTGGTGTACAGTTCGGCAGCCCGGCAGAAATGACTATCCTTCAGGAGGTAATTAACGCCCGTTATGAAAGTATTCTGCCAACGATCCTCATCAGTAATCTGACCTTTGACCAGCTAAAGGAAACCATAGGGGAGCGTATTGTTGACCGGGTAACGGATGGAGGTCGTAACCGCCTTGCATTTGGCTGGGGTAGCTATCGCAGTATTAGCGGAGTGGTAGCATGAGCCAGGTCTGGAGAAATGACGATCTTGAAGGCGCTGTTATCGGCGCGATTTGCCTGCGGGGTGCAGATCCAGAGGTACTGGATATCCTGTCACGCATGCCTGCGAGCGTTTTTTCGGTTCACCAGTACCGTGAAATTTATCGAGGAATTTGCGGACAGGCACGTAATGGGATTATTGATCCGTTACTACTTTGCGAGACACTTCCGGCACTGAGTGCGGTAATTATGTCCGCATCAAATATTCCCTGGGCAAAATCAGCGCTGGGTTCATACGTATTAATCCTGATCCGTAATGCAGCAATCCGCGACGCTGAGAAAGCTATGACAGAAGCGTTAGCAGCCATGCGTGAGGCTACCAATGGTGCTGCGGCAGTTGCGGCAATGGAGTCAGCAAAGCAGATTATGTCCGTCATTGATATCAATGGCGAAAGCGTGAACCCCGTTCATATTGATGAATTACTGCCTGAAGTCGTTTCACGTGTGGAAGCAAGAATGCAAGGGCTGGAAGAAGGGCGCTCGCTGCTTACCGGCATTGAAGATCTGGATGTAAAAACTGGGGGTATTGATATCACCGATCTGGTGTTTATCGCTGCACGGCCTTCGATGGGCAAAACGGAGCTGGCGCTGGACATTATTGACAAAGTGTCTGAGCAGGGGCATGGCGTACTTTTTTTCAGCATGGAAATGGCCAATATTCAGATCGGCGAGCGTATGGTTTCCGCGGCTGGTGGAATGCCTGTTTCGCGTTTAAAAGCTGTTGACCGATTTGAAAATGAAGACTGGGCACGTCTCACGACAGGTGTAGCTCGCCTTACTGGACGTAATATCTGGATGGTCGATGCCAACGATCTGACGGTAGAGCAAATTTCCCGTACCGCAACCCGCTGGAAAATGGCTCATCCGGAAATCGCGCTGGTGGTAGTAGACTATCTGGCACTTATCAAAATCCAAAGCACAGCGCGGTACGATCTGGCTGTTGGCGACGTTTCCAAAGGACTCAAGCGCCTGGCGAAAGCGAACAAGACACCTGTTATTGCGCTTAGCCAGCTTTCGCGCGGCGTTGAATCACGCCCGAACAAACGCCCAATGAACTCTGACCTTAAAAACTCCGGTGAAATTGAGGCCGACGCTGACTTAATTATGATGCTCTATCGTGACGAGGTCTATAACCCAGAATCTCCGGCAAAAGGTATCGCTGAGATCAACATCACCAAACAGCGAAATGGCGAGCTGGGCACAGTGTATCGCCGGTTCTTCAACGGTCATTTCCTCCCTATCGATCAGGATGAGGCAAAAGCCAGAACTGCGCCACAAGTAAGGGCTCAGGCGCGTCGCTATTCGAAAGGGAGCCAGTCGACATATGCAGATTTTTAATATTATTCCAATGGGTAAGCCGCGCATGACGCGTGCAGATAAATGGAAAAAACGGGATGTGGTTCTGCGCTACCGGGCTTTTTGCGATGAAGTTCGCCTGAACGGGCTGGTGATGCCGGAAACTGGCGGGCACATCACATTTGTCATTCCCATGCCTGCCAGCTGGAGCCAGAAGAAACGCGCAGCGATGAAAGGTCAGGCGCACCAGCAAAAGCCCGATGCAGACAACATGCTCAAGGCACTTATGGATGCTCTGTTTACAGATGATGCACATATCTGGGCTGTGCGGGTAACCAAGCGCTGGGGTGAGACAGGGCAGATTTTAATTTCAACAAATGAGAGGGCGGCCTAATGCGTGATGTTCAGATGGTACTTGAACGCTGGGGAGTATGGGCAGCAAGCGGAAAAGGAAATATCGGCTATCCACGCATTGCGGCGGGCCTTTCTAGCCTGCTTCCTGCCAGCAGGGCCGGGCGTCCGTCATGCTGTGATGATGACGGGATGTTTATCAACGAGGCAATGATCCGCCTCAGAAAGCACGATGAATACCTTTGTGCGCTGCTTGAATGGCATTACATCGAAAATATGACGTTGCGAGCAATGGCCGCCAAACTGGGTATTTCCCATAATCACGTTTCAGTGCGCCTGCAGTCGGCGGAAAGCTTTATTCAGGGATGCTTGTGCACTCTCGATATCAAGCTTGAGATGGACCGGGAATGCCGAAAAGAAAATGTTCTTCCAGTGAGGCTTAAAAGGGTTGTGTAATTACAAAACCGCAATTATTCTGCTATGAGTTGTCACACGGCAATAACGCATAACATCAAAACCTCGCTTCGGCGGGGTTTTTGCATTTCAGGGGAAATGTATGCAGCAACCTTATCTTTTCAACCCAGGAATGAATACTGAAGAGCTTGAGCAATGGCTTTCTCAACAGCGACTGCATGTCGCCTGTTACAACAATCTGCTCAAAGAAAAAGCCGCTCTTGAAGAGCGGCTAAATGAAGTGAATGACTCTATTGAGAAGCTTTCATCTTTAGGTTTTGAAGGTGAATTGAGTTTTCCATGTAGTCCCAGTCCTTCTCCGGCAAATGCTCAAAAGTAACTGAGAAGTTAGGCAGTTCTAAAATTTTTAATGCCGACTGTGCTTCATCAGTGAGATTTTCAATTTTTATTTCATCCTGAATAACAAACAGGGAATCCTCAAAAGATAATTTCCTTATATCTCCTGGAAACCACCTGGTCTTCATAAAAATCAGATGATGCAACGCAGCTGGTCCCTCAAGAGGGTTGAAAATAGTTGCATGCTTGAGTCTGTGCTGATGAAGAATCATTTCAAGAATGTATATCAGTGCCGTTCTATTACGGATCTGGTTATCCTGGGTACTGTCTTTGTAATATGCTGATGGAGACATGTTCCTGTTGTTGCAAACCCGCATTCGAATGACTTGTAGCAGATTGTCGTAATCGGACATTATGGTTCCTTAATGGTGTATGTATTGGCAAATCCACAATACCAGAGCATAAAAACAGCCGCTATCGTATGGCTTTTATTATGGGGCTCGCTTAGGCGGGCCGCTCCGTACCAGTAAGCGGAAATTTGACGCCATCGACATTGACGAAATCCGTTTCTCGGCTGTTAATTAGTGAGTGGTGAATCCCCCTATGCGGAGGGGCTACCAGTAAGGTCATTGATTATTCAACATCGCGGATCTGCTGACTGGGGCAGATCCACCGGGAGGCACCCGGCACCACATACCAATTACATCGACAGTCATATTTGCTTTGCTACTTCTGGCCTGCTTTTACAAGCAGGCTTTTTAGCCATCTTTAACACATCGTGCGGTAGGGTGCCTTTTTTAGCCTCATAAACAGGCGATTACAGCGAAATGGGATAAGATTCTTTTGTGGTGAATCCCCCTAAGCGGAGGGGCGTATCAGCATCTATGGCTGTTTATTGTTCGTTATCAGAACGCAAGTTCAAGTTGCTGGCTAGGACTTACCGGGAGGCACCCGGCACCACGCTCATCTTGGTAATAAAAAACCCTTTTGCCTGCTTTTACGAGCAGGCTTTTTTTTAGCCATCATTGACATATTGTGCGATAGAGTGCCGTTTATATCCTCAAAAACAGGCGATTACAGCGAAACGGTATAAGATTCTTTTGTGGTGAATCCCCCTGAGCGGAGGGGCGTAATCAGCAACCGGTTAACAGTAAGACAACCTAACACGCAAGTTTCAGTCGCTGGCTCGAACTTACCGGGAGGCACCCGGCACCACAAGCCAAAAAAATATCTCACAAGCCTGCAGTGCAGGCTTTTTTTTATCCATTTTCCCCTGAAACACTTCCCCCAAGCGGAGGTGAGAGACATGTCCCATATGAGCAAACTCGTAACCGGTGTCGCGCTCGGCACTTCCGGCGGCACCATCCTGAACGGTGTTCTGACAAAACTGAGCCCTGATGAATGGAGTGCCGTCGGCGTGCTGGCTGGTATCGCGGGCATTGTCATCACCGGGCTTATTAACTGGTACTTCAAACGAAAGGTCGCCAATGCCCAGGTCAGGGCGCTGGAGAAATACGGCCCGACGGTAAAAGTTGGAGATGACTGATATGCCAATGACCAGCAGTCTGCGTAATAAACTCATCGCTGCTGCGGGCGGCGGTGCGATGCTCATCGCCACTATTTTTCTTGGTGGTCATGACGGTGTGGAAGGGCGAAAGTATGTAGCCTACAAAGATGTGGCGGGTGTCTGGAGTGTGTGCGACGGTCACACCGGGCGCGATATCGTCCGGCACAAAACCTATACCGACAGGGAATGTGATGCCCTGCTGTGGAAAGACCTGCAACCGGCAAAGCGCACCGTTGATCAGCTGGTAAAGGTGCCGGTGGGCGAGTATCAGCGCGCCGCGCTCTACAGCTTTGTGTTTAACGTCGGCTCTGATGCGTTTTCTAAATCCACTTTGCTGCGGAAACTCAATAAGGGCGACCATGCCGGTGCGTGCGAAGAGATGCGCCGCTGGGTTTACGCTGGTGGCATGAAATGGAAGGGACTGCAGAACCGGCGCGAGATGGAGCGTTCCATGTGCCTGGCGGAAGGTGAAAATGACCTTTAAAGCGAAACTTATCGGCGCGCTGGTTATCGCTGGCCTGCTGGTGGCGCTTGGCTGGGCGGTCAGTCACTACCGCGATAATGCCATTGCCTATAAAGAGCAGCGCGATAAAGCGAAGGGCGACCTGCTGCTGGCGAACGACACCATTAATGATATGAAGGTGCGCCAGCGCGACGTCGCCGCACTCGATGCGAAATACTACGGAGAACTGGCAGATGCCAAAGCGACTATTGACCAGCTTGAACGTGATGTTGCTGCTGGCCGTAAGCGGCTGCAACTCAACGCCACCTGCGGAGCGAACGGAGCGCCCGGCACCACCAGCGTGGATGATGGCACCGGCCCCCGACTTACTGACGCCGCTGAACGGGATTATTTCACCCTCAGAGAGCGAATTGAAACTGTGACAAAGCAACTGACCGGGTTGCAGCAGTACGTTCGTGAGCAATGTCTGCGATAAAAGAAAGCCCTCATTAAGAGGGCAAGGGGCAGGAGTAATTCATTTTATGCTTTGACTAACGTTGACTGTGACTACTCAGTGACTGAAGCAATACACCTGGCAGTTGGCACAGCTTCGGTTGCCCTGGGCAGTAGCACGGAGAAAGTCTGGTTTAAGAGGCCTATGTGACAAGCGGGAAAAGATGCGATTGGGATTAGTCCTGGTTCAGACGCAAAAAATTTCCCTTCCAAAGTGAAATCCAGGAACTTCAGAAGGGAGACCAAGTGGTCATCGTTACAAAGAACAAGTGAAGCATAAAGTAATCTGAGCAAATAGATACTGTTATTAAAAAATAAGCACGAACTGTATCTTTACTTTGTTAAATGAAACGCCGTTTGTATTAGTTTCTGATGGTTTATAGATACAGTTTTGAATTTTTCAGAGGTGAATAGTGAATGAAGTAGTTAAACGGTGAGACCGTCATTGCAAGCCGCAGTTATGATGCGGCCCCGAGTCTCCGCGTAAGAGCCAGCTTTACTTCTGGTAAGGGTTAATAAGAAAAGAAGTACTGGTTTCACCACGTGACAGCCAATCACGCACTGGTTTGAGCCAACGGGGAGCAGAGACGAACCGGGTTGACGAACTCAAGGGCATGAGCGCGGCCACTGCGAGAGTGTAGCTGGCATCACAAGGCGCATTTATGAGTGCGCCTGATGATGCTTATCAGTTTCCAAAATCAAAGCTGCGTTTTCAATTCCGAAGGGTTGTCGGATGGGGTGGCTTCTTCTGATGGCGTGGCGCTGAAGTCTTTAATGATTGCACATCCCCACCAGTTAATAATCAATGCCGCCACAGCGGTAAACAGCCATGGTATCTGTGAGCCTTCGAAGTATTGCTCGCTAATATAGTTACCGGTGGTAAAGCAGGTGAAGATGGTCGCACCGATAAACCATCCCTGAAAAAGATTGGTTTTCAAAGTCATGATAGTTCCCCATTGGTAAGAGGTGCCAATATCTCTCTATGTACAACGGAAAGCAATCATCTCATAACATCTGCTTATGTATTTGTTTTGAACTCAACTTGCGCATAGCGGGGCTTTTTTATGCACAGCGTACGCGAGCATCGAAAAGATACTTTAATGAGCATTCCGGGAAAAGTGGCTTGAGCAACTGTATAAAATCAGCGATACGTTAACCACATCGCAAAAAAAGATAAACCACATCTTCCGACTTTTTATAAGATAACTAAACTGGAATGATGCAATAATTTCACATATTTCATTACAATCAGAAAGATGCTCCATACAGTCGCGATTGTTGACAAAAGGGACTCGCTTAACTCAATGACCAGATTGCCAGAATTTTCGCTTTCTTTCTTTCGCCCCCGCTACTGGCTGTTATGGCTTGGAATACTCATTCTTCGCTGTCTTGTTCTGCTTCCTTACCCTCTTTTATGCCGGATCGGATGTGGTCTGGGTAGACTGGGTCTGCGAATAATGTCACGCCGCGTAAACATTGCGCGCAGAAACCTGGAGCTTTGCTTTCCCGATCTGGCAAAAGATGAGCAGGAAAAACTGCTCATCAAAAATTTTGAGTCAGTCGGTATGGGGGTCATTGAAACAGGTATGGCTTGGTTCTGGTCCGATGCAAGAATACGTAAATGGTTTACGGTTACGGGCTATGAGCATATGGAAAAAGCCCGGTCGGGTCAGCGTGGAGTGCTTCTCATTGGTATGCACTTCCTGACGCTTGAGCTTGGTGCACGTATTTTCGGTATGCTTAATCCTGGAATTGGTGTTTACAGGCCAAACAACAATGCGTTGTTTGACTGGTTACAGACACGCGGTCGTCTGCGTTCTAATAAAACGATGCTGGACCGCTATGATCTGAAGGGAATGATTCGAGCCCTTAAGCAGGATGAAATCATCTGGTATGCGCCAGACCATGACTATGGTGCGCAGAACAGTGTATTTGTGCCATTTTTCCAGGTCCCTGATGCTGCAACGACAGCAGGTAGCTACATGCTTGTCAGAGGTGCTCGTCCGGCGGTAGTTCCATTTGTTCCGCGACGCCTGCCAGATCAGAAAGGATATGAGCTGATTATTTTAGCGGATATCAGTGAAGAACTGGCTGGCAGGGAAAAGGAGTTTGTCGCCACGAGAATGAATCAGACAATTGAAGAGGCAATCAGGTTAGCACCGGAGCAATATATGTGGTTGCATCGTCGATTTAAGACCCGTCCTCCTGGAAGAGAATCTTTTTACAGTAAAAAATGAGCATGGTTTGGTCAACCCAGGCTAAACGATAGCAGCCCTGCATATGCGGGGCTTTTTTATGCGTATCGCACGCGCACCAACGAGACACTTTCAGCAGTGAGCCTGGGGAAACCGCTTGTCTCGGGCGGCTTTCCCGTGCGACAGGCTCACATTTAAAAGGAACAAAATAATGTCTGACTTAGATCCACGAGTAGAAGCCATTGTTAAAGAGGCGCTTATGCGGAAGGAAGGGATTGCAGCAGAACGCTTCGCTATTCATGGCACAACTGCCGCGAACGGTGAAACCATTGAGCAGCGAACGCTGTCAGCAGTGCTATCCAGTGCATTGCATCAGATCGATGCTGACCAGGCTGGTGACGTTGCCGTTAAACTCGCTCAGGCTGTTAAGTCAGCGTTCCAGACCCTGAATAGCGGCTTTGCTGCTGGTGGCTATATAAGCAGTCAGTGGGGCATCAAGTTGGATTCAACTGGTAGCCTTGCCACCGAGAATGTGGATAAGTCTGAATGTTCGGACTGTGAGTCAGATGTTCACGATCCGGTTTCACTGAAAGACATTAAAGCCAGTCGTGAAGATGACATGCTTACCATCGGAAACTATCCCGGCGCTCACCTCTCGAGCAAGTTGGCTGTCAATGCTGCCGCCGCTGAGACCAGCGAAGCCCTGTCGAAAGAGATGAATGAAGTAATCGGCACAGTGGTACTAAATGTTATCAAAGAACAGAGCAAGCCAGGCGGGTTGCTATATCGACAATGATGGACGTTTGGACGTCCAAACATCTAAATTGTTCGATGGTTGTCAATCAAATGATAATCATTATCTTTTAAGCGGGTCCTCCCGGCGGGGTCGCCTGCCACGGGGCGGCGGGGTCGCGGAAAACGGCTGGTTTTTGCGATCTATGGTCATCATCATCATTCGGCTATCTCCCTGATTTTACTCACAGGCATTTTGCAAAGATGTCGAATCGTATAAAAAGTGTTCACCATCATGGACCAGGAAATCGCCTCACTCAAACTGAACATTAACCAGCTGGCGGCCATCACCGATGTTCACCGTCAGACCGTTGCCGCCCGCCTCAAAAATGTCAGCCCTGCGCCGGGCAGCAACAGTAAGTTAAAACTCTACCTTGTTACTGACGTTCTGACCGAACTCATGATCCCGACGGTATCTGTCAACCTTGATGATATGCCACCTTCTGACCGTCTGGCCCACTGGAAAGCGGAGAATGAGCGCATCAAATTCGAGCAGGACACCGGGCAGCTTATCCCGGCTGATGAGGTGGCCCGCGAATTTTCACTGATGGCGAAAGCCGTCGTTATGGTACTGGAAACCCTGCCCGATATTCTTGAGCGCGACTGTGCATTAACTCCTGCCGCAGTCGCGCGCGTGCAGAGTGTCATTGACGATCTCCGCGATCAGATGGCCCAGAAAGTGCTGGAAGCAGAAACAGAGGAGGATGAGCCAGAGGAGGACTGATGGCAAAGCGGGCATCGGCCCGGGGGATCCGACAGGATGTATCCGGTATTTTACGCGCGCCTCGCCGTATGCTGGTGGCTGATGCAGTCGGCAGCTATATGCGCGTACCGATGGGGGCAGGGAACTCGGTCCCGTGGGATCCGGATCTTGCTCCGTATGTTATCGAACCCATGAACTGCCTGGCGTCACGCGAATATGATGCCGTGGTGTTTGTAGGCCCGGCGCGAACGGGCAAAACCATCGGATTGATTGACGGCTGGATAGTCTACAACGTTGTCTGTGATCCGGCTGATATGCTGCTTATCCAGATGACCGAAGAGAAGGCGAGGGAGCACTCGAAGAAGCGCCTGGATCGTACCTTCCGGTGTAGCCCTGAGGTGAAAACCCGGCTCAGTCCCCGGCGCAACGACAATAACGTGTATGACCGCACCTTTCGCGCCGGTAACTACCTCAAAATTGGCTGGCCCTCCGTCAACATCATGTCGTCGTCGGACTATAAATGTGTCGCCCTGACTGACTACGATCGCTTCCCTGAAGATATCGATGGCGAGGGGGATGCGTTTTCGCTGGCCTCGAAACGTACCACTACCTTTATGTCATCGGGTATGACGCTGGTGGAAAGCTCGCCGGGTCGGGACATCCGCGATACCAAATGGCGGAGCAGTACCGCCCATGAGGCACCGCCGACCACCGGTATTCTGTCGCTGTATAACCGTGGCGATCGTCGCCGGTTGTACTGGCCCTGTCCTCACTGCGGGGAATTCTTCCAGCCTGAGATGGATAACATGACCGGTTATCGCGATATCGCCGATCCGGTGGTGGCGAGTGAATCAGCCTGCCTGCAGTGCCCTGCATGTCAGGGAAAGATCACCGCTGATATGAAGCGTTCCCTTAACATGAAAGGGATATGGCTTCGCGACGGTCAGCATGCTGATAAAGCGGGTAACGTAACGGGTGAAGGGCGGCGCTCGCGTATTGCTTCTTTCTGGATGGAAGGCCCGGCGGCCGCTTATCAGACGTGGTCGCAGCTTATTTATAAACTGCTTACCGCCGAGCAGGACTATCAGTCCACCGGCAGTGAGGAAACGCTGAAAACGGTGGTGAATACCGACTTTGGTCGTCCTTATCTGCCGCGTGCCAGCATGGAGCAGCGCAAAAGCGAACTGCTGGAGCAGCGCGCGGAAGAGATTCCGAAGCGCTCAGTACCTGCCGGCGTTCAGTTTATGGTGGCAACGGTTGACGTCCAGGGCGGACGAAACAGGCGCTTTGTGGTGCAGGTGACAGGCTACGGCCCCCAGGGTGAACGCTGGCTGGTGGACAGGTACAACATCCGCCAGTCGTTGCGCACCACCCCCGACGGTGAAAGCCTGCCCATCGATCCAGCGAGTTATCCCGAAGACTGGGATTTACTGATAAGCGATGTGTTTGATAAAGCCTGGCCGCTCGCCGGGGATGCGACGAAGCGCATGCGTCTGATGGCAATGGCCGTTGACTCCGGCGGGGAAGACGGTGTCACCGACAATGCGTACAAGTTCTGGCGTAAATGCCGCCGCGACGGTTCAGGTAAACGGGTGTTCCTGTTTAAAGGTGACAGCCAGCGCCGCGCAAAACTCATCACCCGCACGTTCCCCGATAACACCGGGCGCAGTACCCGCCGGGCAAAAGCCGCCGGTGATGTTCCGCTTTATCTCCTGCAAACCGACGATTTGAAGGACCGGGTCAATAACGCGTTATGGCGTGATTCGCCCGGCCCCGGCTATGTGCATTTTCCGTCATGGCTGGGGACCTGGTTTTATGACGAACTGACTTACGAGGAGCGTTCTGCCGATGGCAAATGGAGCAAGCCGGGTCGCGGTGCGAACGAGGCATTCGACCTGCTGGTCTATGCCGATGCGCTGGCGATCCTGCACGGTTACGAAAAAATTAAGTGGCCTGAAGCACCTGAATGGGCGAGGCGGGAAACCTGGCTGGAAGACGTCCTCCCCGAAGCGGCGGAGGGCGTTGCACCAGCACCCGCGCCGCAAACTAAGCGCCAGACGCGCAAATCCAGTAAGAAAAGGCTGAGCAAAGTTCAGCCTGGGCACCGGCAACCGGAGGAGGGTGGGTGTGACGCAGTACGAAATAGAAAGCATGTTGCGGCTTTATACCGACGCTGAAACGGCTGTACTGGCGGGTAAATCCATTACCTTTAACGGCCAGCAGATGACGATGGAAAACCTGTCTGAAATACGTAAGGGACGCCAGGAGTGGGAGCGGCGATTGTCACTGGCGCTGAATCCCCGGCGCAGGCAGGGGTACAGACTGGCGAGGTTCAAATGACAATTCTTGATGATGCCATTGGTCTGGTATCACCCGCATGGAAAGCAGCCCGGCTACGTTCCCGCGCTGTTATCCGGGCTTACGAGGCGGTCACGCCAACCCGGACCCATAAAGCCCGTCGGGAAAACCGTTCCGCAAACCAGCTCAGCCAGATGGGGGCCGTGTCGCTCCGGGAGCAGGCGCGACATCTGGATAACAATCACGATCTGGTCATTGGGGTGTTCGATAAGCTGGAAGAGCGCGTGGTGGGGTCCAAAGGCATTATCGTTGAACCCCAGCCCCTGCTGACCAGTGGCCGTATTGCTGAAAAGCTTGCCGCTGACATCCGCAAAAAGTGGGCCGAATGGTCTGTGTCGCCGGAGGTGACGGGACAGTATACCCGCCCGGTCATGGAGCGCCTGATGCTTCGAACGTGGCTGCGTGATGGTGAAGTGTTCGGCCAGCTCGTCAGCGGCAATGCGGCAGGGCTTGAGCCGTCGGCAGGCATTCCCTTCTGGATAGAAGCGCTGGAGCCGGATTTCGTGCCGATGACCAGTGACGAGGCCAGCGGTATGAATCAGGGCGTCTTTCTCAATGACTGGGGCCGACCTAAAAAGTACCAGGTGTATAAAAGTCTCCCCGTCTCTGGTCGCCAGTTCGATACGAAAGAAATCGATGCAGCAAACATGCTTCACCTGAAGTTCACCCGTCGCCTGCACCAGATTCGCGGTACCTCTCTGCTTTCCGGCGTGTTGATCCGCCTGAGCGCCCTTAAAGAGTATGAAGATTCAGAGCTGACGGCTGCCCGTATTGCCGCCGCGCTGGGCATGTACATCAAAAAGGGTGACGGTCAGAGCTATGAGGATGGCGGTACCGGGAGCGAGGCAGACGATCGCGAGCTGAATATTCAGCCGGGCATGCTGTATGACGATCTCTTGCCCGGTGAAGAAATCGGCATGATTAAGTCCGATCGGCCAAACCCTAACCTTGAGACCTTTCGCAACGGCCAGCTGCGTGCGGTCGCCGCAGGCTCGCGCGTCAGTTTTTCCAGCGCGTCGCGAAACTATAACGGCACCTACAGTGCCCAGCGTCAGGAGTTGGTCGAGTCCACTGACGGTTATCTCATTCTTCAGGATGCCTTTATTGCCGCCGTCACGCGTCCCGTATACCGGGCCTGGCTGAAGATGGCAATTGCCTCCGGGCAAATTGTTCTGCCTCGCGGCGTCGATATGGACTCCCTTTATAACGCGGTCTACGCCGGGCCGGTGATGCCCTGGATTGACCCGGTTAAAGAGGCAAACGCCTGGAAAACGCAGATCCGCGGCGGGGCAGCAACGGAGTCTGACTGGGTCCGCGCCAGCGGGCGCAATCCTGATGATGTGAAGCGCCGCCGCAAGGCGGAGATTGACGAGAACCATAAACAGGGGCTGGTGTTTGACACCGACCCGGCCAATGACAAAGGAGGCACCAGTGCCGAGGCAACGAAACCGGGCGAACCGCCGCCCGAAAGCGAGCGCAGGAAAAAATAATTCCTGGTTTCGCATGCAGGCCAGTGCGGACAGCACGGCAGATATTTTTATCTATGACGAAATCGGCTACTGGGGGGTTACGGCAAAACAGTTTGTTGCCAACCTGAAAGCACTCGGTGATGTCTCCCACATTAACCTTCATATCAACTCACCCGGTGGCGACGTCTTTGATGGCATCGCCATTTTTAATGCCCTTAAACATCACGGCGCAGCCATTACCGTCTATATCGACGGGCTGGCGGCATCGATGGCATCGGTGATCGCGATGGTGGGTAATCCCGTCATCATGCCGGAAAACACCATGCTGATGATCCACAAGCCCTGGGGATTTGCCGGAGGTGACGCCACCGACATGCGCGACTATGCGGACTTACTCGATAAAGTCGAGAGCGTCCTTATCCCGGCGTATATGGCGAAAACAGGTAAGGCCCATGAAGAAATTGCCGCCATGCTGGAGGACGAAACCTGGCTTACCGGGGAAGAGTGCGTCGCGCTTGGCTTTGCCGATCAGGTTGTTCCGTCCTTACAGGCTATGGCCTGCATCCATTCTAAACGTATTGAGGAATTCGAAAAAATGCCGAACAGCATTCGTAACGCAGTGACCCCGCCGCGCAACAGCACCCAGCGCGATCCGCAGACCCCGGCTCAACCGGCCACGTCGCCTGCCACACCTGCACCGGCGGCAGCCGATGAAAATGCCATCCGTGCGCAGGTTATCGCTGAGCAGAAAGAGCGCGTTACCGGGATCAATAATCTTTTTGCCATGTTCGGCGGTAAGCACCAGGAACTCCTGACCACCTGCGTGGCCGATCCTGAGTGCTCAGTTGATCAGGCCAAGGATCAGTTACTGACTGCGCTGGGCAAAGAGTCCACCCCATCCAACAAAAACGGCACCGCACACATTCACGCCGGAAACGGTAACTTTGTCGGGGACGGGATCCGTCAGGCGCTGATGGCGCGTGCAGGCTATGAAGATGTCGATCGCGACAACGTTTATAACGGCATGACGCTTCGTGAACATGCCCGTATGTCCCTGACTGAGCGCGGCTTCGGGGTATCCAGCTATAACCCGATGCAGATGGTCGGCTTCGCGCTGACGCACAGTACCTCTGATTTTGGCAATATCCTGCTTGATGTGGCTAATAAGGCACTTTTGCAGGGCTGGCAGGAGGCTGAAGAGACGTTTGAACTCTGGACCAAGAAAGGCAGCCTGAGCGACTTTAAAACGGCGCATCGTGTTGGTATGGGCGGCTTCCCGTCCCTGCGTCAGGTACGTGAAGGCGCGGAATACAAATACGTCACCACCGGTGATAAAGGCGAAACCATTGCGCTGGCAACGTACGGCGAAATCTTCTCTATCACCCGCCAGGCCATCATCAATGATGACCTGAACCAGCTGACGGATGTTCCGCTGAAAATGGGCCGTGCGGCAAAAGGGACCATCGGCGATCTGGTGTATGCCATCCTTACCGAAAACCCGAAAATGTCCGACGGTAAACCGTTGTTCAGCGCCGATCACAAGAACATCGCCGCAGGGGCAATTGATGTCACCAGCCTGGATAAAGGCCGCCAGCTGATGCGCACGCAGAAAGAAGGTGAGCGCGCCCTGAACATTCGCCCGGCTTATATTCTGGTACCGACAGTCCTCGAAACCCTCGCCAGCCAGACCATTCGCTCTGCCAGCGTGAAAGGGGCTGATGTAAACGCGGGGATCATTAACCCGGTGCAGAATTTTGCGGAGATCATTTCCGAGCCACGTCTTGATGACAAGGATGCCGCCGCCTGGTACCTCGCCGCCGCCAAAGGGTCTGACACCATCGAAGTGGCTTACCTGAACGGTGTCGATACGCCTTACATCGACCAGCAGGAAGGCTTTACCACTGATGGCGTGGCGACCAAAGTGCGTATCGATGCCGGCGTGGCCCCGCTGGATTATCGCGGTCTGGTTAAGTCCAGCGGTAAATAATATTTGTATCCCTTTCCCGGCCCGTAAGGGCTTTTTTTATACCTGCAATACGGCTCCGTCCGGGGCCGTGGAGACCCATATGAAAAATTATCTTCAGGACGGCAACACCATCGCCATTATCAATAAAACGGCGGCCACCATCCTCAGCGGCGATCCGGTTGCTGTCGGTGATCTGCTGGCCGTCGCTATTGTTGATATCCCCAAAGATGAAACCGGGGACGGGCGCACCACGGGTGTCGTGATCCTGCCAAAACTCGCCGCTGATGACATTGCCCAGGGTAAAAGCGTTTTCCTTAAAGGGGGCAAAATCCAGCTCGACGCGGCTGGCGCCACCCCGGCAGGAAAAGCATGGGAAGCTGCGGGCGCAAACACCACGACGGTTGCGGTTCGTCTGAATGGCTAACCCGTTTGAAAGAATGGCGGCGCGAATGGACGTGGCGACTGTACGTCTGATGGGCGGCACCGTTACTGTTAATGGTGCCGCTTACAGTGCCATCGAAAGCCAGTTTCTTTCAGAGATGGGTCCGGTAGTGGGCGACGGGCTGTCGCTGGTGGTGTTTGACGAGAGCTACCGCCCGCGCCGGAACGATGAGGTTGTCTGGAAGGGTGTGGAGTACAAAGTGACCCGACACCAGCCTTTTAACGGCAAACCTCAAATCTGGATTGAGTAAGGGGGGCTGTATGTCCATCAAAGGACTGGAGCAGGCTATCGATAACCTGAATGGTATCAGTAAGACCGCCGTGCCGCGCGCGTCCGCGCAGGCAGTTAACCGTGTGGCAGGGCGGGCAGTCAGCCGGAGTGTTCGGGTGGTGGCGAAAGATACCCGCGTGCCACAAAAGCTGGTACGCCAGCGCGCGCGCATCCGTAAAGCCACTTCCCGAAAGCCCCGGGCGCTTATCCGCGTTAACCGCGGCAATCTTCCGGCGATTAAGCTCGGCGTTGCTTCTGTGAAGTTGTCACGGCGCAAACGCGATAAATATGGTGTCAGGAGCGTACTGGCCGTCGGGCGCTTTCGCTTTCCGGGGGCGTTTATCCAGCAACTGAAGAACGGGCGCTGGCACATTCTCAGGCGGACCACAAAATCACGTTACCCGATTGAAGTGGTCAGCATCCCGCTTGCGGTACCGCTAACTGACGCATTCCGGCAGGAGCTGCCCGTAGTTGTGGACAGCGATATGCCGAAAGAGCTTCGGGCATCCCTTAAAAACCAGCTCAGGCTAATCCTTAAACGATGAAAAATTCCCTCATTCGCGCTGCCGTGCTGTCTGCGCTTAAACGTGGCATTACAGATCCGGTCGTCTGGTTCGACGGGCGGCCAGGATTTATTGATCCGGAGGATTTACCTGCCGTGGCCGTGTATCTGACTGATGCCAGATCGTCAGATACCAGCGCCATTGACGAAGATTTGTGGGACGCCGTCCTGCATATCGAGGTCTTTCTTAAATCATCTGAAACCGATTCGGCTCTCGATGACTGGATGGAGGGGAAAGTTTACCCCGTGCTTCAGTCCGTTCCTGAGTTGTCACCCCTCATCGAAACCATGACCGTACTGGGCTATGAATACCAGCGCGACGACGAAGCGATGACGTGGGGATCGGCAGATATCACTTACTCTGTCAGCTATATCATGTGAGGACACTATGGCAGCACCAAACCCCCTGGCACCTGTAAAGGGTGCCGGTACCACGCTCTGGATCTATACCGGCAGCGGCAATGCGTTTACAAATCCGCTGGCGGATATCGACTGGACGCGTCTGGCGAAAGTCAAAGAGCTTCAGCCCGGCGAACTGACGGCAGAATCTTTTGATGACACCTACATCGATGATGAAGATGCTGACTGGGGCGCGACCGGGCAGGGCCAGAAATCCGCAGGGGACAGCACTATCACCCTTGGCTGGATGCCCGGCGACTCCGGTCAGAAAGAACTGGTTAAATGGTTCAATGACGGTACCGTCCGGGCTTACAAAATCAAATACCCCAACGGCACTGTTGATGTCTTTCGCGGGTGGGTGAGCAGCCTGGGTAAGGCTATTACCAGTAAAGAGATGATCACCCGTACCGTCAAAGTGACCAACAACGGTAAGCCGCTACAGGCTGAAGATAACGGCGCGGCAACCATTGCCGTCACCGGCGTTACGCTCGATAAAGCTACTGCGAGCGTGGCCGTCGGGGCTACCGTAACGTTTAACGTCACCGTTCAGCCCGCCAGCGCCTCGGATAAATCGTTCCGTGCAGCCACGTCCGCCCCGTCAAAAGCGACGGCCACCATCAATGGCACTGTCGTTACCGTCACCGGCATCGCGGCGGGGGCTGCGGATATTATCATCATGACTAACGACGGCCAGTTTGTTGCCGTGTGCAAAGTCACCGTTACCGCAGCATAACTTTACGCAGCCCAGGAGGCGGCATGTTTCTCAAGAAAGACACGTTTACCTTTAACGATGAATCCCTGACGCTCAGCGAGCTTTCTGCCCTTCAGCGTATTGAATTTCTAGACTACCTGGCAAAAGAGGAAAAGGCCGCTAAGTCATCGGGTGACGAGATGGATGAGCAGCAGATGACGGCCCGGCTGGTGGGCATGAGCATCCGGGCGGGTGCCTGGCTGGTTGCGCAGTCTCTCTGGCACAGCGATCCTGCCGGACCGGATGCCAGTGAACTGCATCAGCAGGTGCTCAGCACCTGGCCCGCCGACGCCATCGGCCAGGCTGAAATGATGGTGAAGACGTTATCGGGCATGCTGCCCCCGGTCGCGGAAGACAGCGGCGGGGAGACAGAAGAAGAAGAGGGTACTGAAGCGGAGCAGCTGTCTGCGGAAAAGCCTTCTCCAGTGAGCTGAAGTTTGTCCTGAAGCTGGCGCGTGAGTTCGGGCGACCCGACTGGCGCGCCATGCTTGCTGGCATGACCTCCTGCGAACTGGGCGACTGGCACCAGTTCTACGGGGAGCACTATTTTCAGGACGCGCAGCAGGATGCGCACTTCTCCATGCTGCTTTGCACGGTGTCCTCGCTGTTTTTCGGGGATCCGGATCTTACTCCCTCGCAATTCAGCCTGTTTTCCGCGTCTGCTTCGGAAATGCATGAATCTGAACCAGATGACGACATGCTGATGGCTGCGGCCGAAGGATTATCAGGAGGCGTACGTTATGGCCCAGACGCCAGTCGGTGATCTGGTCGTTAACCTTGATGTGGACTCCACGAAGTTTAACGAACAGCTTAATTATGTAAAACGTCAGTTACGGCAGACCAGTGATGCCGCCGGAGATACCACCCGGCAGGTACAGCAATCATTCAGTAAGCAGGAAGCGGCCGCGCGCCGGGCCGGTATATCGATGGGGCAATACAATGCCGCCATGCGAACGTTACCGGCACAGTTTACTGATATCGCCACCCAACTGGCAGGCGGGCAGTCACCGTTCATGATCCTCCTGCAGCAGGGGGGGCAGGTAAAAGATTCCTTCGGTGGACTGGCCCCCATGTTCCAGGCGTTGCGCGATGTGCTTTTTGGCTTCAATAATGACGTGGCGGACTCATCTGAAGACGCCAGCAGCAATCTCGGCGATACCGCAGAAGGGCTGAATGCAGCGGCAGAAGCGGGTGAGAAGCTGCGACACGTGCGCGGTTTTATTACGCCGGTTTCCCTCGGCGTGACAGCGCTGGCCGCTGCAACAGCAATTCTGGCTTATGCCTGGTATAAAGGCTCGCTGGAGCTGGATGAATACAACAAGCAGCTCATCCTGACGGGGGGATACACCGGCAAAACAGCCAGTAATCTTTCCGATCTTGCGCGCCGCGTTGGCGAAAGCACCGGTGAAATTGGCAAGGCTGCTGCTGCGCTGGCTGCGGCAATTGGCACAGGCAATATTCGTGGCAATATGCTCGAGTATGTGGCTACCGCCGCCATTGCCATGGAAAAGGCCACCGGGCAGTCAGTCGAAAAAACGGTGGCAGAATTCAGTAAACTTGCTGATGCCCCGGTTGCGTCCGTGCTGGCGCTTAACAAGCAGTATCACTTTCTGACAGCGGCTGTTTATGAGCAAATTTATGCGCTCCAGAAACAGGGTGATGCCAGTGGTGCGGCGAAGCTTGCGATGGAAAGCTATTCCGATGCGATGTCGTCACGGTCTTCACGTATTGAGGAAAATCTCGGTACCATTGAGCGCCTGTGGAATAACATCAAGGATACGGCATCCGGCGCGTGGGATGCGATGCTTAACATTGGCCGCCAGATCACACCAGCCCAGACACTGGAGGGGCTGAAAAAGCAACTCGCTGAGCAAAAATCCTCTCTCGCTTCCCTGACTGCAGCTTCACCTAATCAGTCTGACACCGGCTATGGTCAGCAGCGCAACCGGCTGGGGGCGATTGAGCAGCAGAAAAAAGTTTCTGCCACTGAAGCGCAAATTTCGGCGCTGGAGAAAGCGATCGCGCTTGAAGGTGATATTGCTGTGGTTCGTGAAAAAACGGCCACAGCTAACCAGGAAGATCTCGATGCCTCTGTCCGCAAGAATACGAATATTGAGCGCTATGAATCCAACGCGGTAAAACGCGCGCGTGAACTGAAAGATCTGGCGAAAGACCGCAGCAAGTACACCGCCGCTGAATACAAAATGGTGAAAGAAGGGATCGAAAAACGTTATGCCGACCCTAAAACTCACGATAAACCAGTTAAAACCAGCGCTGGCGATCGTGATGTCGACAGCGGTTCTGCGCAGACACTGGAGCTTGAAGCCCAGCTGCGAACCCTCCGGCAACACAAGGATATAAACGATAAAATCAGTCCGCAGCGGCGTGCATTGTGGGAGCTGGAATCAAAAATTGCTGTTCTGGAGAAAATTCAGCTCGATCCTCGCGGGCGGGCGCTGACAGCGGATGAGAAATCATTACTCGCCACCAAAGAAAAAGCACGGGCGCAGGCTGAAGTCAATGCCCGCCTGGGCGATCAGGTTCTTGCCCAGCAGCGGCTAAACGCTCTGGCGGATCAGGCGCTGAAGTTTTCGCAGCAGCAGGCCGCTAAACGGTCTGAAATTAGCGCCCAGGCGGAAGGGCTATCCCGCCGCGAGGCGGAACGTGAAGCTAATTTACAGCGTTTACGGGACAGCTATGCCGCTAACCCTCAGGCGTTGCGGAGTGTGCTGGTTGATCAGCAGGCTACATACGATGCTGAAGATGCCCTGCGTTCTGACTGGCTGGCAGGTGCAAAACAGGGATGGGCCGAATATAAAGACTCTGCAACAAATGTGTTTTCCTCAGTTCAGCAGGTTTCACAATCCACGTTCAGTGGTCTGGCGAACCAGCTCACCACCCTGACCACCACCGGCAAAGCCAGCTTCAAGGATTTCACCACCTCCATACTGAAGATGATCGCGTCGGTCACTAACCAGTTGGTTGTGGCATACACCCTTCAGAGTGCGATGGGCTGGATTTCAGGCAGTACTCAAACGCCTGCTACCGGGCAGTCTCTGGCGGTACCGTCATTTCGCCCACCCGGTTACGACGGTGGCGGCTTTACGGGGCATGGCGGCAAGTATGATCCTGCTGGCATTGTTCACCGCGGCGAGTTCGTTTTCCATAAAGAGGCAACCAGTCGGCTTGGCGTCGGCAACCTTTATCGGCTTATGCGTGGTTATGCCAGCGGCGGGTTTGTCGGCGGCAGTGGAAGCCCGGCGGGTGCATCTCCCTTTGGTGTCAGCGTCTACGCACCTGTCAGCGTTACCACTCAGCAGGATGACGCCCAGCCGAAAGGTAACAACGATCAGCTTGGCCGCGCTTATCAGCAGGTTATTGATAAAGCGGTCCGTGACGGTATTAGCCGTGAAAGTCGACCCGGCGGGATCCTCTGGGGTATTACAAAGCCGAGGTAAATAATGGCGATTGAGCATTTCGGCTGGCGCATTCAGGCGGCCAGCCAGCCCACCACCGGCAGTAAGGATGTGGTGAGAAAGGCGCAGTTCGGTGACGGCTATGCGCAGGTGTCCGGCTCCGGTATTAACGATGAAACACTGACCTATGATTTCTCGTTTACCGGACGGCCGGACACCGCGCTTGAGATACATGCTTTTCTGCGACGTCACAAAACGAAAGCATTCTCTTTTACGCCACCATTCGGCGAGCTGGCGCTCTGGCGTGTTGAACCCGACAGCCTGAAAAAATCAGCGAGAGGCAAAACGCTTCTCACCATCACCGCAACTTTTGAACAGGCATTTGCACCATGAGTTTAAACAGTGATTATCAGAAGCTGGAGCCGGGCAATACTGTCCGGCTTTTTGTTGTTGACGGTACCGCGTTTGGCATCAGCGACGTGATGCGTTTTCATTCGCATAATATTGCGCACACGCCGGAAGAAATTCAGGCTGCTGGCGGCGATGAGAAAAAGCTTCCGGCTAAATCTGTCTGGTGGCAGGGGGAGGAATACAAAGCGTGGCCCTGTCAGATTGAGGGAATAGAGGCGTCAACCAGTGGGGCCAGTGCCCAGCCTAAACTGACGGTCGCTAATCTGGACAGCTCAATCACGGCTCTTTGCCTGGCGTATGACGATCTGTTGCAGGCGAAAGTCACCATCCGCGACACCCTCGCCGCCTACCTCGACGCGCGAAACTTCCCTGATGGCAATCCATCAGCCGATCCGACGCAGGAGAAAACGCAGGTCTGGTATATCGATGCGAAGAACAGCGAAACAAATGAAACAGTAGAATTTACGCTGTCCAGCCCGATGGATCTGCAGGGGCTGATGATCCCGACGCGGCAGCTACACTCGCTTTGTACCTGGTGCATTCGTAATAAGTACCGCACCGGCGACGGCTGTGATTATGCCGGGACCCGCTACTTCGACAAAAATAATAAGCCTGTCGACGATCCGTCGCGCGATGAGTGCAACGGCACGCTGACCGCCTGCAAACTTCGCTTCGGGGAAAATAACGAGCTGCCTTTTGGTGGCTTTCCTGGCACGTCATTAATCAGGAGCTGATATGCGCGAGAAAACCCTGGCGGCCATTATGGCGCATGCGGAACTGGAATACCCGCGCGAGTGCTGCGGCGTGGTGGCGCAAAAAAGCCGCGTCGAGCGTTACTTTCCCTGCCGCAATCTGGCCGTTGACCCTGAGGAACACTTTCACCTTTCTGCGGAAGATTATGCTGCTGCCGAAGACTGGGGCGCAGTCACCGCCATCGTGCACAGCCATCCCGACGCCACGACGCAGCCGAGCGAACTGGACAAAGCGCAGTGTGACGCCACGCTTTTACCCTGGCATATCGTGAGCTGGCCGGACGGCGATTTACGGACCATTCAGCCGCGGGGTGAACTGCCCCTGCTGGAGCGCCCTTTCGTGCTCGGTCATTTTGACTGCTGGGGTCTGGTGATGAGCTACTATCGCCAGACCTATGGCATCGAACTGCGCGATTACCGTGTGGATTATCCGTGGTGGGAAGACCAGTACGCGGATAATTTTTATCAGGACTGCTGGTATGAATGCGGCTTCCGGGAGTTCACCGGCAACCCGCAGCCGGGAGATCTGATCATCATGCAGGTGCAGTCGGCTAAATGGAACCACGCGGGGATCATGCTGGAAGGCAACATGATGATGCACCACCTTTACGGCATGCTGAGTAACCGGGTGCCTTACGGTGGATACTGGCAAGAACGCACTATGAAGGTGCTTAGATATAAGACACTGTGCTAACCTTCATAAAAATTAATGAAGGGAAACAGATAATGAAAAAATTCATGTTGGCCTTAGTTGCTATTGGCATTTCTGGATGTTCGACAACGCCTGTATCACCAGATTTGGCAAGGAATGTCGGCGTATCAACTGAATTCATGATGAAACAAGGTAATGTGCCTGTGACAATCATCAGAGATAAAGGATTTGTTGCTGGCGGTTGTGCCGTTACGGCATATATTAATGGAAAAAAGGTAGCTGAACTTGAAACAAGTGAAAAGGCTACAGCTTATGTGGTGCCAGGAGAAATCGTTGTTGGCGCAGTATTCGAAGGATCGGGGCTTTGCCATGGGCCTCAAAGGAAAGAGCGGGAATTCATTGTTAAATCTCAACAACCAAAGAGATTAAGAATATTTATCGATCAAAGCGGTAATGTTGACATCCTCCCCTCAACTTTAAATTAATATACGACCCACTTTTCAGTGGGTTTTTTTATGAGGTTTATATGCAAGAGGTAATGACTCGCATTGAGCTTGGCGGGAGCTTAGGTAAGACTTTTGGTAAAGTGCATCATCGATTAATTAGTACCGTCCACGAAGCCGGAAGAGCTTTAAGTTGTACAATAAACGGATTTGAAAGCTATATGAGTAATAGCCAGAAGCGAGGATTAACGTACGCTATTTTTAAGGGTAAAAAAAATATTGGATTTGATGATTTGGATTACCCCGTTAGTGGCGATGTCATCCGAATAGTACCCCTAATAATTGGAAGTAAGCGTGCTGGTATGCTTCAAACTATTCTTGGTGCTGTGATTGTAGCTGTTGGGGCGGTGCTTAATTTCACACCTTTTGCGGCTGCCTCACCCTATCTATATCAGATTGGTGGAGCAATGGCCTTGGGTGGAGTTATTCAGATGCTCTCTCCACAGCCCGCAGGACTTGCAAGCAAACAGGATCCAGATAACCGCGCCTCCTATGCCTTCGGTAGCGTAACCAACACCACCGCCCAGGGTTATCCCGTTCCACTGGGGTACGGTAAACGGCGCATCGGTGGTGCAGTGCTTTCAGCCGGGATTTACGTCGAAGACCAGCAATAAAATATCTCCACAGTTCAGACCGCCGCCCGGCGGTTTTTTTATGGGTGTAATATGGCAAACCAGATTAAAGGACGCAAAGGCGGCGGCTCTAAACAACGCACGCCCGTAGAACAGCCGGACGACCTGCAGTCGATCGCAAAAGCAAAAATTCTGCTCGCGCTTGGCGAAGGTGAATTTGAAGGTGGGCTGGACGGGAAGAGTATTTTTCTTGATGGCACGCCGCTGATAAACAGTGACGGGTCAGAAAACTTTTCCGGTGTCAGATGGGAATTCCGTCCCGGCACCCAGGCGCAAACCTATATTCAGGGGATGCCGGGTACTGTAAACGAAATTAATGTTGGCTCTGAAATCTCAAGCGATACTGCGTGGACTCATACTTTTAATAATACGCAGTTATCCGCTGTGCGCCTTCGCCTTAAATGGCCGTCTATTTTCAGGCAGCAAAATAACGGCGATTTAGTTGGCAATGTTATTAACTACGCTGTCGATTTGCAGACTGACGGCGGCACATGGCAGACCGTACTTAATACGTCTGTCTCCGGTAAAACCACCTCAGGTTATGAGCGTAGCCATCGGATTGATTTACCGCGTGCCAGCCGGGGCTGGACCGTGCGCATCCGTAAAATCACAGCGGATGCACACAGTGCAAAAATCGGCGACACAATGACGCTGCAGAGCTATACAGAAGTTATTGATGCAAAGCTCCGCTACCCCAATACAGCACTGCTGTATATCGAATTCGATTCCAGTCAGTTTAACGGCAATATTCCGCAGGTTTCCTGTGAACCGAAAATGCGCGTTATGCGTGTGCCGGATAACTATGATCCGTTGACCCGCAATTACAGTGGTACGTGGACCGGTGGTTTTAAGTGGGCCTGGACGGATAATCCGGCGTGGATATTTTACGATCTGGTCGTGACCGAGCGCTTTGGGCTGGGTAATCGTCTGACCGCAGAGAATATCGATAAGTGGGTTCTCTATCAGGTCGCGCAATACTGCGATCAGCTTGTTCCTGATGGTAAGGGCGGCGACGGTACCGAGCCTCGCTATAAATGTGACGTCTATATACAGGATCGAAACGATGCTTATACCGTTATTCGTGATTTCGCTGCAATTTTTCGGGGTATGACGTACTGGGGCGGGGATAAGATCGTTGCGCTGGCGGATATGCCACGCGATATCGATTTCAGCTATACCCGCGCCAATGTCATTGATGGCCTGTTTACATACAGCAGCAGCACAGCTAAAACCCGTTACACGAACGCGCTGGTTTCGTATTCAGATCCTCAGAATGGCTACAGTGATGCAATGGAGCCTGTATTTGAGCAGGCTCTGGTTGCTCGCTATGGTTTCAACCAGCTTGAAATGACCGCGATCGGCTGTACCCGCCAGTCAGAAGCCAACCGAAAAGGGCGCTGGGGCATTATGACCAACAATAAGGATCGCGTTGTAACGTTCTCTGTCGGGCTGGATGGCAATATCCCGCAGCCTGGCTACATTATCGCGGTCGCTGATGAAATGCTGTCCGGTAAAGTGACGGGTGGACGCATCAGCGCTGTGAATGGCCGTGTGATCACCCTTGATCGCAAGGCTGATGCTAAGGCCGGCGATCGCTTAATCCTGAACCTGCCTTCCGGCGCATCTCAGACGCGTACAATTCAGGACATCAGCGGGCGAATTGTCACCGTCACAACGGCTTTCAGCGAAATTCCCCAGGCGGAATGCGTATGGGTGGTCGAGTCCGACGAACTGTACGCGCAACAGTATCGTGTGGTCAGCGTTTCCGATAACAATGACGGCACTTTTACCATTGCTGCCGCGTCGCACGATCCGGACAAATACGCGCGCATTGATACCGGGGCGATCATCGATCCGCGCCCGATAAGTGTTATACCGCCCGGTAACCAGGCGGCACCAGAAAACATCCTGATCGACAGTTATTCCGTAGTGAATCAGGGTGTGAGCGTTGAAACCATGCGAGCCACCTGGGAGCCTGCTGCTAACGCTATCGCCTATGAAGCGCAGTGGCGGCGTAACGAAGGTAACTGGGTTAATGTCCCGCGCAGCGCCACCACCAGTTTTGAAGTGCCTGCCATTTATGCCGGGCGCTACCTGGTGCGTGTTCGTGCCATTAATGCCGCTGAAATATCGAGTGGCTGGGGCTATTCTCCTGAGCAAACGCTGACTGGCAAAGTAGGGAGTCCTTCAGCGCCGGTCGGTCTTTCAACGCAGGGAATTATTTTCGGCGTCGTGCTGAACTGGAATTTTCCGGCCGGTACCGAAGATACACTCAAAACCGAGATCCAGTACAGCGCGGCGGCCAGCGGCGAAAATCCGTTGTTGCTGGCCGCTGTGCCGTACCCGCAAAAGACTTACCAGCAGCTCGGCCTTAAATTCGGGGTGACGTTCTGGTACCGCGCGCGGCTGGTGGACAAAACCGGCAACCAGAGCGACTGGACCGGCTGGGTCAGCGGGATGCCGGCCGATAACGTCGCTGACTACATCGACAACATGGACGAGGCGATCCGCGACACCGACACGTACAAAGAGCTGGATAAGTCGATTCAGGACAACGTTAACGCCATTCAGAAAGAAGTTTCTGACCGCTCGGCCGCCATTACCAAAGAGGCCACTGACCGTGCCGCGGCTATTTCGAAGGAAACAACTGCCCGCAGCCAGGCGCTGACCAAAGAAGCCACTGACCGTACCGCCGCGATCGCGGCGGAGGCAACAACGCGCGCCCAGCAGGATCAGAAGGTCGCGGCTGATGCTGCAAATGGATTGCTTAACGAGCAACTGACGCGCGAGGCGGCAATTACTGAAACCAACCTGATTATTCAGAACAAAACGGACTCGCTGGCGCAGTCGATCGCGCAGGTGGCGGCGGGTAGCGGCACGCAGTTCGATTCCCTGAAAATCTGGCACTTCAACTCAGCAAGCGTGGAGGGGTGGACCGGCAACGGCACGCCGACGGTGGTCGATAACTGCCTGCGCCCGGCGAGCCAAGCCAGTAACCCTTATGTCGTCTCTCCGGCATCGCTGGCAGTGGATGCAGCGTCTTATCGCTTCGTTAAGCTGCGTATCAGAAAGGTGGGCAAACCAGCCTGGCGGGGCCAGTTGCGCTGGCGCGATACGGCGGCCTTTAACGACACGAACATGGTGACGCTGGCTGAGCCTGCTTTTGATGCCAGCGGCGTGGCCACAATCGATTTCAGCGATATCAAGTGGAATACCCTGGCGAATGTGGCACAGATCCGCCTGGATATTGGCGCAACACAGACTTCCAGTGATTATTTCCTGATTGACTGGATAGCGGTGGGCCGCCCGGCACCGGGTGCCAGCACCGCGGCACTCGAGGATGAAGCGACAGCGCGTATCGCGGCAGACTCTGCCGAAGCCACGGCACGTAGCACCCTGGCGGCGCAGCTGCGCGGCGGTAACGACGGCACCGATCCGTCGAAACTGACCAGCGGCTTAATTTTTAATGAGCGACAGGTCCGCATCTCTTCGGAGAAGGCCATCGCCGAAGACGTTGAAGCGCTGGAGACGAACTTCAACGACAACAACTCAGCAGTTCAGCAGCGCTTTGACGTCCTTACCGATGCGCAAACGGCACAGGGGCAGACGATCACGAACATCAATGTTGCGCTCAAATACGGCAATATTGACGGTGACAACCTGCTGACGAACGGTTCGTTTGAGGCTGATTTCGAGTACTGGGAAGGCCGGACTAACGCGGATGACCAGTCGATCGTTAACGGCGGTGCATACAGCGGAAGTAAGGTACTCCGGTTTACAGCTAAATCACGTCCTTCGCGTCTGAACCAGAAAAACATTCTTCTGTTAAAGGGACGCACTTATCGGATCTCCGCTGTCGTTAAGTGCTCGTCGGACGCTGTCGCTCTGGCAGGAGATAACACCAAGCTTGCTATCAGGAATAACGCATCAGACGCCCTGATCAGCAGCGTCAGCTTTCTTGCTAACGGAGAGACGCCACCGACGGTCTGGACTGAAAAAAGCTTTGATTACAAACTCGGCGGTACTTCTGACATCGTTGTGCAACTCGCCATCACTGGCGCTCTGTCTGCCGGGACGATGGACGTTGACCTTGTCCGTGTGATGGACATTACTGACGCCAAAGCCATTGAGACCAAAGCCGACGCTGGCGCTCTTACCACGCTGGACGGAAAAGTGAAGGCTATCGGCGATACAGTGGATGCACAGGGCACCGCGCTGACGCAGGTTCAGGCCAGCATCGGCCGCCGTACTGTCTACCGTGCCGTATCGGTCGGTAGCGGTGGTACTGGTGGTATCGGGGCCGCGGGTATTTTTAAGGAAGATGGCACTAAGCTGGCGACACCGGCGCGGTCATACATGCTGTCAGTCTTCAGAACCAATACTGATGGCTCTACAACTTTTACATCTACTAACTTTGATGTTTACTCCGGATCGGCAGCGGCATCATCTTTTAATGATGCTGTAGCAGCATTACCCAATGGGACGTATGTAGCCGTCACAACATGGGACGAGCCTAACGGGTACAAATCTCTAATCTTTGATGCTATTGAAAGCCTGGGGGGTAGTCGTGAAGCCATGGGAACAATGGCAGTCCGAAGCGCGTATATCCTTCTTGGATGCAAAGGAATTGGCAAGGGTAATGGGCAAGAGCTGGTAAGTCCCTCCGCCAATGGACCTGATGCTCGTGTTTTCGCGGCCATTGAGTTCATCAACGGGACGATGGTTGGTCTGGGCGCTGGCGCATCGGCGATTGCTAACGCTAATGCCTCCGCCACGACCGCGCTTGACGCTAAGGTGACACAGCAGGGTAAAGATATCAGCACCCAGGCTGACGCCATCACTCAGCTGAAAACCGATGTGGGTGGGAAGGCCAGTCAGCAGGCGTTAAATCAGCTGACCCAGCGTGTAACCGATACGGAAGGCGACATTGACAGCCAGCAAAAAGCTATCAATGGTCTGACAACCAATCTCGGCAAGAAAGCGGATTCATCCGTCGTAACTGAGCTGTCGAACACTGTTCAGGGGCATGGTGATCGTATTGACAGCATCTCGCTCAAGACGACCCGCGTTGACCTGACTGGCCTCGACCAGAATACTTATTACGCCGTGACAATGACGCTCCCATCAGGCGATGGCGTTATCAAATCACCGTCGCGCATTCGCGTTGTTCGTCCTCTGTTGAAAAGCTACGGTATCAAGCAGGCTGACGGGAGTTATAAAAATCCAGACTGGGCCACTCACGCCAACGGATTTTCGGCGTCAATGGAATGGACGGCCATAGGCAGCGGCTATGGTGCTAACGATATTGAGCGCAATGTTTACGAATATCAGTTTAAACCAAACTGGATAACGGGCGGCGTTGCGCCAGTTGTTAACGTGGGGCAGATGGCTAACTCTTCAAACGAGTACATTTATCTGCGCGGAGGCTCTCAGTATGATGTTTCGACGCCATACAACGTAACGCCAGTTTTGCGCACGGATTCATTTACCGAGAGAAGCCAGACAATCAACCCCATAGCTGTTGGCTCAGCGTCTGTCATTGTGCCTTCCACCATCCGCCAGGATACGGTCTTAAACGCCACGGCAACGACGGCGCTTAAGTCAACCCTGAAAGACGCAGCTGCTGACACGGAAAACATGATCGCCAACGGCAGCGGCGAAAGCGGCCTTGAGTTCTGGGAAGGTTCACCGCAGCCCGCGGTAGTCACGACGTCCCCTTATCTGGGCACGAAGTGCTTCGAGTACTCCGGCACGGCCAATATGCTGATGTTCCAGCGTGGCCTGACGATGCTCAAGGACCGGATCTACCGCGTATCAATGATGGCTAAGTTTTCGTCCGATGCGAGCGTGGATGCAACGACCGGGTGGGGTAATACCAAAGCCTCGATTCGCCAGAGCGAGTCAAACGCCTTTATCGCAGAAGTTAACTTTAAAGGCTCTGGCTCATCGCTGACGACGGCATGGACGGAATTCTCTTTCGAGTACAAGCCGACCGCCGATTTACTGGTACGCCTGGCTATTTCCTCACTGCTGAAAGCCGGGAAGTTGTGGATCGATTACATTCGCGTGGAGGATGTGACCGACGCTAAAGCCAATGCGACGACGGCGGATGCGGTTACCCAACTTGAGACGTCAGTTAAACAGCAGGGCGACACGCTGACGGCGCAGGCTAAAAGTATCCAGGGGCTGAATACCAGTTTGGGTAACAAGGCTGAAGCGAAGGCGCTGGAGCAGACAAATACCACGGTGACGCAGCAGGGCAAGGATATTACCGCCAATACTAAATCTGTAAGTGAGCTGAAGACGCGTGTGGAGGGCGCGGAATCGGGTCTGGCTCAGACATTCGAATCCATCGCCCAGGCCGGGCTGGCGCAGTTCAGAGGATTTTACGAGCAGCGCGCTGAAATTGTCAGTAATGACACGAAAATCACCGCCTCAATAAACGAAGTGAATGTGACTATCGCGAATGAAGCGGGTGCGGTGGCGCAGCAGATGAACACCCTGCAGGCCAGCGTCGGCGATAATGCCGCTGCAATCCAGGTGACGTCCTCCGCGCTGGCGGATGTGTCCGGCAAGCTGTCGGCTCAGTGGGGCGTTAAGGTTCAGGTGGATGCTCAGGGGCGCTCATACATTGCAGGGATTCAGTTGGGTGTTGACGGCAATGGAGCTTCTCAGTTTTTGATTGATGCTGACACGTTCGGGATTTACAACCCGAATGCAGCTGGCGGCCGTGTGCTGGCGTTCGCGGTGAGTGGTGCGACCGCTTATCTTCGGGCGGCGATGATTCAGGATTTAAGCATCGATTTCGGCAAAATCAGTGACACGCTGCGCTCCACAAGCTTCGTGCCGGGACAGCAGGGGTGGAACCTGCCAAAGAACGGCAATGCTGAACTGAACAACGTCACCATTCGCGGTACGGTTTATGCGAATGCCGGCGAGATGAATAATATCCTCATCAAAGAGACCTGCACCGTTCAGGGCCGTATTGAAGCCAATGATGGCTGGTTTAAGGGGACCGTTTATGCGGAGAAGCTGGAAGGGGATGTCGTTAAGTCGTTCACTATAGGCATAAACGGAACCGCTAAAATCGAAGCCGCACCTTATCCGCGCAGGATCGTTGCGATAAGCGCACCCATGATGGCGGCCACCGCCACCAGGATTGAAAACAGTACGGTTACTTACCTGTATGGTCAGGCGCATATGACCCTGCAACTTTTTGCGGGTGACGGAGGGACCGCCAATATTTTTGATAAGCATATATCCGCCAGCAACTCAAATCAGACCGTTTTTGATGTTGCTGAAGGAACCTGGCTACTCAATCCAGGTGTTTACTATGAAGTGACCTATCGTGCCAGCGGTGGTGTGGGACCGTCTGGGTTCCCTCAGAATTACACCTTTCTGGTAGTGAAAAACTAAGTAATTAAATTCATTAAACGGGAGGCTTTTGCCTCCCTTTTTTTGAGGAATAAAAATGGCAACTATTTCCGATGAACTGGCAGCAGGGCTGACAAAAATTCTTCAGCTTGCCCAGCTCGACATTCAGAATCAGGACAAAATGTTTAATGGCAGCGGCGACGTGACATTGACCCGCGCTGACGGTTCCACGTTTTTGGCGGCAACGTGGGCCAAAATGATGGCCGCAACTGTCGGGACCATTAAGCAAAATGGTAATCTTGGGACCCGGCTGCTTAACGAAGTTGACGGCAGGAACGAAGGGTTCTGGATTCAGCCTGCTTCAGCCAATGCGACCGCGGCGCGAAATTACCCTGAATACGTCGCAGGTAACCTTCTGGTTATGCAGAACGCTGCAAACGGCCTCGCTGGATGCACTCAGCTATATTTCCCCTTTAACAACCAAAATGTATGGGTCAGGACTGGCAACGCAAACGCCAGCGGGATCGCATCATGGACCGCCTGGCAAAAACTGGCTTATACAAATGACCCGGAGTTTACCGGAAAAGTTGTAATGCCCAGCGCGGTGCATCTAAGAAAAGATAAGGTGATCCTGAAAGCCGGTGATGATAATACTTTTATTCTCACCGTTGGCGGTAATGTTGATGTGTGTTCGTGGGGCGGCAATGGTCTGTTCCTGCCTCAAACTTTAGACTGCGTCCGTGGTTTCAAATCGCATATGGGAATTGGTAGTGCTTCAGGGGCTAACAATTACTGCTTTGGCTGGGATGGGTCGCGTATGGTCCTCTACGTTGACAATACGGCTGTAGGGTCTCTGAACACCACGTCAACGTCAGATCGAGGGCTAAAGAAAGACATTGAGTATACACCGCTGGATGACAGACTGGTGGCGCTGGAGGAGGTGATGCGCTGGGCTACGGCGACATTTAAAATGAGGGCCAGAGGTGACGTTATCCCAGAGTCGCCTGAAATGCTGGGCTTTATCGCCAACGATCTGAAAGCCGTCAGCCCGGAGTGTGTTTCGGGTCAGGGGCTGGAGGAGGGCGACGAACCGGACCCGTTAAAAGCCTACACCCTTGAACCGATCGCAATGATGGCAAAAATGACGTTAGCGATGCAGGCAATGGAAGACCAGATCACCGATTTGCAAAACATAGTTAACGATTTGAAAGCTCAGGTTGTTTCCCGATAATTTCCCTACCTCAACCCGGTTATATAATGAGACATAAACAGTACAAAAACAGAAGCTCAACGTAGCCCTGCGTAAGCAGGGCTTATTTCGGCAAAGAGCTAAAACGGACATTAATCCATTCAATTAATCTGTTCCAGCATTTGTCATTGAGGTCAATACGTTCGAGTAGAACCATTTCCAGCCCCTCCCCTTAAACTCACCTGTCTCATCCACCTACGGCTTATCACCGGAAGAAAAAGACCCGCCGAAGCGGGTCTGGTTATTTGATTTATTTTATCAGGCGGCCATCTTTCTGCATTGTTCAGCACAGTGATGGCAAGCTCTGGAGCACTCCTGGCAATGGTCATGTTTATGCTTTCCACATTCGTCGCCGCATTTCTGACAAATATCAGCGCAAAGACGGCAGAACGACTGGGCTGAATCGCTATTTAATGTCATAAATTGAGCTGCAAGACGGCAGATATTCGCACACTGCATATCCAGTTTTATGCACTCGCGCATCATTTCCAGGTTCTCTTCTTCGAGACACGAAGCCGCACAGTTATCACATGCAGTTGCGCATAGATAACAGGATTCGATACATTTTTTGTATTCATCTAACAT